CTTTAGTTTCATTCTTTTTTAAATGTGTTTCTATATCTATCAATTTCCCCAAAATATCTTTTAAAAGTTCTACTACTGGATCAGCATCTTCATAACTTAACTTATATTTATCCATTATTTCTTCTCCTTAAAAACTGATTTACCAAAAAAGGTATCCTTGGCTTTATCTATCAAAGTAGTAACTTCCCCCAAGTCTGTATGTAAACCATCCAATTTATCATATAATTTCCCAATCTCTTTCTTTACCGAATCTGATTGTGCTGTAATTGAACTCTCTACCTTATTGGTTAATTCTGTAGAAGTTTTATCCAAATTTTTTCTAACATCCATCTTTAAATCTGTTAATAGACTTTGGGTTTCCGCAGCCAATAACACAATCCTTTCATTGATTTCATCTACTTGTGCAGACATATCAATTACATCTTGTTGTGATGGTACTTTATTTAAAACTTTAACTTTAAGTTGTTCTAATTGACTCTCAATCTTTTTTGTACTGACATTCTCTAATTTGGTTTCAAGTAAATCTAACTCTTGTTCTACATTACCATATATAGAATCTAACATATTAATTGAACCATAATAAATTCCAACCATATAACCTGATAATCCTACTATGGTACTTACTATTGTACCTACTATTAATTGTTTTACATTCATTTGTTTATCACTCCATCCTATTATATTGTGTTCTTTTTTGTAATCTTCGTGGTTTGCCCACATACCCAATATCCACATAACTACTGTTACTGGCATCAGATAAATTATAAACCATATCCAAGTGTCATCCATCATATCACTTCACTAATTTAAAATAACTTAAGTTCTTCATCTGTTATTGATTTTTCCTCTACCCACCACGCAGGATATTTGTATGTTGTTCCCTTTACTTCCCATAACTCATCAAATTTTTCATCATATAATTGTTTAACTCCCATGAAATATGTTCTCGCCCCGCTAATACCAACATCATCTGACAAATCTATTGTTGTGATAATTTCCTTCGTGCGTCTATCAACAAGACGGTATTTCATATTATATCTCCTATTTAACTTTACTGTCTATCCATTTCTTTCCAAAATACATTATACCTAACCAAATAGATATTTCAATTACCTCAAGATATCCAAGATTATTTAATACTCCCACATCCATTTTATTCTCCTAATCTAATACAATTGGTATCTCTATTGTTTTCCAATCAGTAAATGCCCACTCAAAATAAGTAGCCCATATATACATAGTATCTCCTACCATAGTTTGAACTGGTGCAATCATATTATTTATTTCACCATATCCATTACTATAACTTACTTGATTGGTAGTAGGAACTTCATGTCCTTCAAATCCAATAGCGTAGGATGTATCTAATGATACGTATTGTCCATCAGAATTTATAGTTCTTCGTACGAAGTATCCCAATGTATCCCCCATATACCAATAATGAGAAGATTCCCATTCTACTCTCAAATTTGGTACATACGCAGTAGTATCTGATGTAAATGCCAGTCCTTCAATCCTATGAAGTGTTTGCCATTTTTCCTTATTCAATTGTAAATGAAAATATCCATTTACATCTTGTTGTAATCTAGGATTTAACACTACTGATATTTCATCAAACTCTTCCTCTAAGTCTGGTTTATATATCATAGAACCATCACAACCAAATGTGAATAGTAGTATTCCTAAACTAACGAGTATTTTTAACATTTTTACTCTTTCTCCTTTTTGTATTCCATTTCTTTTTAACATTTTTCTTTTCAAGGTCTTTCTTTATACCTTTCCATTCTTTTTTATTATGTGTTTTTTCTTTATGGTTGATTTTCTGTTTTATTTCGTCTTTTACCACTTCATCTTCCAATTCATCCGCAAAATCTAACCAATCTCTAGTATTCATTGTAAATATACTTATTTCAATTTAACTAACACTATAATATACACATAAATTGCTATATAAGTCAAGCATTTTTTTGTATTTTTAAGGTTGTGAGGGTATCAATAAATTGATCTAATGTTATAACTTCGCCTGTTTCTTTCTTAACTGTTATTTTTTCTAACAATTCAGGTTTTCTATCCTTTATATTCATAAGAGCCCCAAATCCCTTCTCTGGATAAAACTTACCAAAACTTTCTTCTCCCAAAACGTTTGAATCAAAGTAAACATCTTTTTCAGAATCTCCCTCTAATAATAAATAGTATAACATATCGCTAAATTATATAATTTTCTCTTATAAACTGTATGATATCACCTTTGGGGTTCCAACCTAATTCTTTTATAGCTTTCTTATCAACACACAAACTTTCTCTCACTTCACCTTCCCATTTAGGTATATATTCTTTTGGATATTCCTTTCCAAATCCTTCCACTAACTCATTAATTGAATAATTTTTCCCATTACCAAATTCAAATTCTTCTCCAATGTGTCTACCGAGTGTTGTACGATGTGAAACTCTTATCAACCCATCTACTATATCTTCCACATTAGTAAAATCTCGTCTTTGTTCACCATCTCCTGTAATAGTTAAAGGTTCTCCATTTTTAAACTGTCTCTCAAAAATTCCCAATACATTACAATACGCCCCATCTGAAGCCTGGTGATGTCCATATACATTATAAAATCTACATATAGTAACAGGTAATTTAAATATATTAGAATACATCTTACAAACCTCTTCACCTAACCATTTGGTAAAGGTATATGGGTTAGCGTATTTATCTCCGTGTATTGAAGATGACCCTGCATATACTACAGGAATATTTCCATTAGTCCTTGCCCACTCACATATATTTTGAGTACTAACCACATTTGAATTAAATGTAATACTTGGGGCTTCAAATGATGGTTGAATTCTTGGTAATGCGGCAATATGAAATATCACATCTGGGTTATCCATAAAGAATGAATAATCTTTTGTTAGTCTTAAATCTACATCAAAATATTTACAACCCTTTTGTTCATTTTCTTTTTTACCTGTAGAATAATTATCTAAAGAAACTACCTTATGTCCATCTTTTAATAATCTCTTTATCAAATTAGTACCTATAAAACCTACTCCACCTGTAACTATTATACGCATACTTTTAATTCCTTTTCATAAGTTTTCATTGACTTTATATTAAACTTAAATATTTCAAATTCCATTTCACCTACTTCTCCTGAATCTTTAAGTATATCTGATAATTTAACGATTACCTGAAAATTATTTACATTTAATTGATTTGTATCAAATCTAACCACTATATCATTCTTTGGTTCAATATGATCTGAATGAATCTTCTTACTCAAATCAATTAAAGTATTTGGTTGTTCTTTCTTAATGTAATCATTAGCACCAATTCCTTTATGCCCAATCCAATCACCGTATATATCGCTACACCAAGGTTCTAATTCTCTTAACATTTGAGTATTACAATTCTCAACTACAAACCCTATATCATATTTAGGTGATACAATAGGTTTCATCATTTCATCGTGTTGTACCATTGTTCCCCACTTACGAATAAAATTTCTCATATTTTTAGTTGTAGTGTGTATCCATTCAGGGGAATCCTTTCCTGGAGCTCCGCCTGCCATTGGATTAAACCTACTACCTCGACTAGTCATATGATATACAAAACCTTTCCAAGTTTGAACAAATTTATAATCTAATAAATGCATTCTATTAAATATATCTGAGTCCTCTTTAGATTGAGGTGCAAACAGTTTATCGTGTCCACCCACCTTTTCATAGTCATCTTTATAAATTGCCCACGGCGCAAATATACCTTCAGTAGTTTCTTTTGCCTCTTGCTCAATAATTTTTGTCCAAGGGGTTTTCTCTTCTAAAAACTTCATAAGTCCTAATTCATCAAATTCTTCAGGTTCTATTCCGAAGTCTTCTAATATCTTTTCTGGACCATCTGGATGTAGTGGTGGTTCTATTCTTGTTGCACTTACGACTGTACCTCTTTCCAAATGTTTCAATATCTCTGTATCTAAATTTGGGCAAGCATACATATCTGCGTGTAAAAACATAACTATATCGTTGGAAGCCTTCTCACATAAAAAATCATACCAATATACAATACCTTGTCTAACTGGACCTTCATTTCTGAATATTTGTACATTTATATCTTTATCTTTTACTTCTTGTAAATACTCCCAAGTACCGTCTGTAGAAAAATCATCCGCTAATAAAATCTCGTGAGTATAACCAAGGTTCTTTCTTATACTATTGTAAGACCATTCTAAATATTTCTTATTATTCCGTGATGGAATTACAAAACTAATTAATTTCATGTTCTAATTACTCCTAAATATGATAAAGTAAATTTACCATCTGTATCTATAACTTCAAAACCTAATGATTTAATTTTATCTACTTCCTTTTCATATACGTTATCACCATATTTTGGTCCAGCTATATCTTCTATTATATATATCCCACCATCGTTAAGTCTATCTATCAAATTCATATATGTTTTCGCTTGTGATATAGGATTATGATCCCCATCATCTATTATTATATCAAATCTTAGGTCTCCGAATCTACCGTGACCTAACAATTTATCAACTTTCTCCGTATCTGTAGAATCACATTTAAACTCTCCACCATCATTAATATCCATTCCATAAACTGTACCCTTTGTAAAATAATCTCTCCACAATTTTAAAGAATTTCCGTTTTCTACTCCAACTTCCAACATATTAAACTCTTTATCTTGATATGGTGCAAACCACTCACTATAATATTTTATATAATTATGGTCACCTTTATCTGTTGAATACGACGTATGTTCTACCCAGTCTCGGCCTGGAGTAGATGCTTCTTCCGCACCTCGCTCAAAAAGTTCAAGTAAAGTCATCTACTTTTTCCCATTTATCATTAGAATCTAATTTGAATGCTCCTATAAATATTTGATCCCATTGTTCTGGTTCTATCAATGATAAAAACAATCCCATTTCTCTCTGATACAAATAGTATGTATGTCCTTTTATGGGTTCAAACTTAAAATCTGAACTAAATACCAACTTACTCCACTCATAAGCTTCAATTAACTTTCTATATTCTTCTTTTATTTCATTATACCTAGCTTTAAAATAATGATTAGTCTTAGATATTTTTTCACTTTTCCAAGTATCTACGTCAGTTGGTTTAATGGCTGGCGCACCTACATTACTTCCGTAAGGTAATATTCCAGGATTATCTGCAACATTATCTGGTTTCTTACTCACTTTATATTTCCTCTTTCATCATGATGAATAGTTTTAGAATCTGGAAATGTAAAATTATAATATACTGGATCTGTTCCATACAAAGATTGCAATTTCAATACCGAGTCTGTATGATACAAATCTTTATCATAATCAAAATTATATTCACTTAATCCCGCATACATCACAGTTTCAAAATGACATGCTGGATGACCATTCTGTGCAGATACCTTTTTATATTCATCCAACCTTCCCCATTTAAATATATTTTTACCCAACTGAGTTTCTATAATAAAAAATGAGGTGTGGAATGGAACGGATTTTCCATCTATAAATTTACCATCTCTATCAAACATCCATTGTCTAGGTTGACTACCTACTTTATACTTTCCCTTTACTTCCATATAGAGAAGATCTATATAGTCTGGTGGAGTCTCTACATCCCCGTGAAAATGTAATACATAATCACACTCTTCGAATAACTCGCCTTCAAATGGTGTAGATAATCCAATATAGACTCCATCCATATGTCCTGGATTCTGGTCTACTTGATAGATAGGAAAAAAAGTTTCTTTATTAACTCGGTCAACTGCCTTTACATCTTGACACGTGGTAACAAGAGCAACTTTATGTTCTTCATTAATTCCCTTCAACCATTCATTCTGTTTCTGAATGTAATCTATTCTATGGGTAGTTATCAATACTCCCAACATTAACTAAATACCTCTGTCATATGTTTAAGAAATACTTCCTCTGAAAATAATTTTTCCCATAATTCCCTAGTTTGTAAACTACACTCATCACAAAAGCTTTTATTATTTTTTAACTTCTTTGCTAGATATACAGCTTTCTCTAAATCTCCTTGTTTTACTGATAATTGAGGGTGTAACTTTCTCTGAGTATCTGCTTCATCATATCCAATACAAGGTATTCCGTGAAATGCACAATTCATTGCGAATGTTCCAGCGGCAATTGTAGGCATTAAATGTACCCCTATATGAAATTGACTCAATATGTCTATCCATTCTCTCCATTGAACATAAGGTGTATAAGTGATATCTTCTATCTGTTCTTCCATTTGTTGTTTTCTTCCCATACTTACACAATGTAATGAATACTCTGGATGAAACTCTTTACCTACTATATAAGAATCAAAACCACCATACCAACGAACAAAATTACCACCTAGGATAATTGCATCTCCCCATTCATTTCTTGGAACAATATCATCTGTAATCATTAAAGATGGTATATCATGTATTGGTTTATCTTTTCCTACTAAACCTCTATAATAGGGAATATCTGTTTCATTCTCTGTTAGTATTCCATCCACATCTGCTAATACATTGTAATGCCAAAATTGATGATGTATAGGCATATCTTGAAATATCCAATTAGGTCCTTCTTGCATAAACCAAACCTTTTTACCAATTCTCCTAGATTTCTTAACCACATCTACATCATATAACCTAGCTCTGTCTTGTGCAGTTTTTGGTATCAACAATACTACGTGATCATAACTTCCTTCAATTTTGTCAATATCATAAAGTGGATGATGAGTCGCATCTAACGCACACATCTGTGCAAACTCAGTTCTCATATTAGGATGGTTTCTTGGAATCTTACCAGTAAATCCCATTTGTGATAAAAATGCTATTTTCATTTTTCTTTACCCCTAGCTAGTTCTGATATAAACTCACTCTCCGCATATTCTTTTGACATATAGGCTATCCTATCCTCACCAAATGTCTTAGTAAACTTGTACCCATTTAAATTAACCATAATATTTCCCCATTGTAAATCAGGATTCTTTCCATCATATGGGTCACTAAACCACTCAAATCCATTCAATTCTTTCAATGCCTTTCCTGTTGTACAAATAAAACTTCCTCTAACTGTCATACACTTTAATGGTTTATCAAAAAATTCTTTATTGACTGCTACTTCTTTCCAAGTCTTAATTGCAGCAAATGGACTATACTCATTCTTATTTCCTGGAGTTATGATTCCATCTGGATCCATACTAAATGCATAATTTTGTCCATTACCAATTATATCAAACTTATCACCTACTTGTTGAATACATAGATTTACAAATTCCCAATTCTTTATAATGATATCGTCGTGAGTGAAAAAAATTATATCTTCGTCTTTAAATTTAAACTTTTCATATAGTTGTTGATATCCACCCCACTCTAAACCTTCATTTGGGAACATCTCATAATCAAAATTTTTCTTTATACTATCTGGAGGTTCCTTCCTACAATTCCAAAAAACTTTCATTTCTGGATTATTATCATTCATCCATTTAAGACCCTGATAATATTCTTTTTGATTATAATGCCAACCTATTAAACAAAAATAAATCATAACAACTCCGAAAATGTTTTAAATTTTACAACTTCATTATTAGTAAGATGATTCAATATAACTCTAAAAGTTTCATAATTTTCTGAATTCCAATTATTTTGATTGTAGTGTCCAGCAATATGTGATTGAAAATGTACTGCACCATCCCACTCTCTCAAAGTTGTAGTTTCATTTATAGAATCTTCTCCATAAAAAAAGGAAGTATCAAAATTTATCCCTTTGTTAATCCTATCATGTGCTGCTATCCAATCAAAATATTCTGAAACAGCGTCAGCACTATCTTGAGTACATCCCCACCCTGGCATTCTGAATCCCTTGGGACTTACACCTACGGACACCCATTCATTTATAATATCTTTAACTCTATCTTTCGCCTCGTGATAACTCAACTCTAAAAATTCTTGTTCACCAATTTCCTCAAAGGTATATTTAAATACCTTATGATAATGTCCGTGTGAAGATAACTCTATATAATCTTTAGACTTCCACCAATCCACCCAACTTTTATTTCCAGACAATGGATATTTGTCGTGATAATTTGATGGTATGAACAAATTAAATTTACAACCATACTCTTTATTAAGTTCTTCTATATAACCTACTGACTCATCACCTTCACATCCCCAACCTTGTTCTGGATGCAAATCATCTATTGCAATTACTATTTTCACTTATATCCATGCCTCATTATAACAACTAAAATCATTTTTCTTTGAAGTCATCCAATACCCATAAGATTCGGATGGTTCTCCATAATACTTTTCAAAATTCACATTAACTTTCTTGTTAAAAATTTCTAATTGGTTTTCAGTTGGTGATAAATTTTCAAAATTATAAGATGGTACCATTTTTCTAAATTCCAAAAATTCAGATTTATGTTTATTAGCCAATTCGAAAATCTCATCAACCTCTTCTATATTATCCTTAGTTAAAATTGTAACATATTTAAATATAGGGTTTTGTTTATTATATTTTACTTTAAATTCTGTAAGTAAATTAAGTCTTTCCCATAATTTAGTCCAATCTTTACTTTTCAACTTTCTACTTTCACAATAAGTTTTTTCTGTTCCTGCTGATATATTAATTTCAAACCTATCCACTCCCCATTTAACAAAATTTTCAATATCATCCGTAGTAATTTTTGAAAAATTAGTAAATATTTTAAGTTTAAACCCACTATCTTTAATTAACTTAACCATTTCAATAATTCTTGGAACTATAAATGGTTCTCCACCACCACTTATAGAAATTTCTTCACACCCACCAAGTTCTTTTAAATCTTCCACAATAGTTTTAACTGTATCATATTCTATAAATTCTTTTGCCCAATGTTTCCAACCATTCCATTTTATATCCACTCCTTTATCTCTATCACTCAACATTGTATGAGACCAACTCCAACAAAAATCACATCTGTGATTACATGGATTTCCTATCTCAAATTGAAATTCTTTAGGTCCTGTTTTTGGAAACTCTTCCTTGATTCCACCTTCTTCATTTATTTCCTTTAAGTTGGCATAATGGGGGCAAGAATTACAAGCATTATCCCATTCTTTATTTTTTTCCTTTAAATTGTCTTTTAAATCCCGTCTTAATGTATTATATTTTTCAGATTTCCAAAATTTTTTAAAAGACCCATCCTTCTCATAACTTCCAACTGAGGGTACATTACCACAACATAACCAATATTTTTTATCAGGAGTTATTTTACCAAAAAGATGTCCAATATAACAACTTTGTAATAATTTATTCACTTCTTTTTTCTTTTTTTAGTTTTATCTAAACCTTCTTTTATACCATCTTCAATATATTTTTTAATTGTATCTGTTACTTCTGGCTCTTTAACTATTATATTCATATTATGTTGTCTACCAGCAACAGATTTTATTTTCCTTTTCTGTTCATCTCCTTTAAAAACTCTATAAGAATCTGAGTCTTCGTGGTGTGTTGATACTTCAAATACAACTCCAATTGTTAATGCTTCTAGCTGGTGTGGTTGACCTGGGATTTGTCTAACAACATCTCCAGGATATAATTTAACAGTCTTAACCTCTGCAGTTTCAGTATCTATCCATCTATAGATAAATTCTCCCTCTTGTACATACCAACTTTCATCTTTAACCATATGATAATGCATTGAAAATTTACAACCCGCTTTAAATTTCAATAACTTACCACAATACAACTCATTATTTTCTATAATAAGTTCTTCACCCCAACCTTTAGGCACTACACACCCCTCAACAACCTCTCCTATTTTCCATTTACCTCTAAGTGGATTTCGTATATCTCTAGATGTCTTCCATTTTTTAGTTTCTTTTGATTTAAACTGTTTTGTCTCTTTCACCAACTAATCTCCCAATCTTTAAAATCTGCGGCTAAACAATCAATTTTATAATCCTTTCTACCCCCAGCTTTTTCTTGTATTTTATTCTTCGCATTATTTCTAATTCCATTTAATCCGTGAGTCAATCCGAGATTACCATCACCTTCACCTGCTCTATATTTAGTTTCATTGTGCCAAATATGTAAATTCATTTGAGAAAGTACAACTATAGCACGAACAAATTCAGCATCTACACCTTCTAAATTTAAATCATGAAGTATCTCTTGTATCTCTTTTGCATATTCTTTCTTATGCTCTGGTATAAAAACTTCCTTTAACTGAATGATAGAAAGTCTATCTATTAACTCACTTATGGTCGGTAGATATTTTCGTAATTTCATCTTTTAACTCTTTCCTTGTAATTAATTTTTTAGAATTATTATTTAAATTGTGTAGATTCGTTTCACATACTTTATGATTCTTCATCCAAGAATTATTATTCTCTCTATTGATATGTGCTGCCTCGTCTTTCATCCCATCTACATACATTCGCTTTTTAGGATGATTTCTATTATGTACTTTCAATATATTTTTCACTACGAACTGTTTATACTCTCCCCCAAGTATTTTACCAGCAACTGTCATAAAAGAAGTGTCCTCTCCACAAGCCCAAACTCCCAAAGGTATATTAGCTCCTGCCATAACCAACTGACTTGATATAATTAATCCACTTCCATCAAATTTGGGATATGGAATAAATTGTAAATTTACCTCTCCAGTTTCCTCATTAACTTTATTCATCTCTGCTAATGACATTGTATACAAAATACTACTAGGATCATTTTCCCAATCCTCTTCTCTCTCTTTAAACTTCGCATCTGTAAATTTAGGATGTTCTAAAACTTTCCAACTGTCATCCCACATCTTTCTAACTGCAAATGTAACTATATATCTATAAATACTATTCTGATCTGTGTAATCCTTAATTAATTTCAATACTTGATAAGTTTCTTTTGGCAACAAACAATCACTTTCACCCCAAATCAAAAAATCTGTATTAGGTGCAAACATATTATTAAAATCACGTCTATAATCTCCAATAAAATAAAACTTATCTGATACCTGATATGTAACATTTTCTGGAAATCGTTGTATTTCTATATTAAATTTTTCAATTACTTTTTCAATAATATCCTTACTATCAGGTTGTTCAAAATATGTATTAGTATTCAAGTAAAAATCTATATAAATATTTTTATGTTCTTCTTCTGGAACTTGTTTGATTAGTTGTAATAATGAATCTATATATTCACCCACCATCTCAATCTCATACCACATAACATGACAACCTATTGCCAATTTCATTCTACTACTGCTCTACCTTTCATTTCTTCCCAATCTCTATTCTTTCTTACTTTGTCATTAACCCATATTACTGTTTCTAACAATATCATATCTTCATATCGAGATACTAAAGCTTGGGTATCTTTTGGTAAACAATGTCCACCAAATCCCAAATCACCATCAGGACCTGGAACAGCCCAATGAGATTTACCAAGTCTCTCATCGTATGTTGCATACTCTACAACCTTATCATAGTCTATTCCTATCTTATCACACACTATTTTCATTTCATTTGCAAATGATACTTTAGTAGCAAGAAAACAATTAACAAAATACTTTACCATTTCAGCAGTCTTACTACCAGTCTTAACAATAGTGGCGTTAGGAAATACTTTACTGTAAACTTGTCGTAAAATATTCGTTCCTTTCCTTGTACCACCTAATATAATTCTACTCTGATTCTTAAAGTCCTCAAGGAAATTAGCCTCAGTAAGAAACTCTGGATTGAATATAACATCAAGATTTTTATATTTCTTATGTAGTCTATCTGTAGTTCCTGGAGGGACTGTAGATTTGATAACTACTATTGGTTTATTATCCTTACTATAAACTTCATTCCACCCCATAGTTACTTCATTTATTTCTGATACTACGCTCTCAACTATACCGGTATGACAACTTCCATCTTTATTCATTGGTGTTGGTACACATATAAATATAATACTACATCTTGATACCAAATCTTGTAAATTAACTGAGCTTTTAGAAGTATTAAACTTATCATAAGTTTCTAACTCATAATGTTTTTCGAAACCACTCTTAATTGCAGTTCCAACATAACCTTGACCTACTATTCCTATAATCATCTATCTAAAATTTCATTAATATCGTTAATATATTCGGACGAATCAAATTTTTCAGAACATAAAACAACCATTATTGTATTATCTTCTAAATATTCTTGTACTCCCCAAACATAAGTTTCTTGTAATATAGAATCACCTGGATTCAATATATGTGTTTCTATCCCCTTATTGGTAGTCAAAGTAACTCTAACTTTACCACTTACACAAGTTATAAGATGCCTATCTTTTCTATGTCCGTGATTGCCCCGTATTTCTCCTTTAGGTACTCCATACATAAGCATTATTCTTTGTGGGTAATAATCTAAATCTTCAAAATTAACAAAACTTAATATTCCTCGTTCTTGTATATTGTGTTTTAACATCTATAAGGTTTCACTTTCTGTATTACACGTTCTACTTCTTTTTCTGTTAATAATTCATGATAAGGTAAACTTACTGTAGTTTCACTCTCTATATCTGATTTAGGTAGTTCGAAATCTTCAAATGTACTGTAACAATCTACCCAATGTAACGCTCTATAATGTATTCCTACTTGAATTTCTTCTTCTTTCATTTTAGACATAAACTTATCTCTATCAGTAACATTTATTCTATATAAATGATAACTGGTATGATTTAAATTGAAAGCTTCATTGTAAATACTTTTTACCTTACCCATAGCTTCCATTTTACTATCCAATTTTTTAAAATTCTCATTTGCTATATATGCTTGTATTGAATTCATATAAAATTTATATCCCCATTGTATAATAGATCTTTCCCAACTATTTTTTTCTAATGAATTTCCATTCCTTGATAATACTCTAAGTTGGTCTATTTTTTCTTTATCATTAGATACAATCATTCCACCATCACTACTTCCAACTGGTTTTGTTGGGTAATGACTAAATATCATTAAATCTTTATCATTCGCTTCTATTTCAAATTGATGTTTCTCAAGTTTCTGTGCAGAATCTATTATTTTATAATCTCCAAAATCATGTAAGACATACGAACCACCTACCCAATCAACATCATCGTGAAATGTTACTCTATTACCTGATGTATATATTGCATTAGCCACAACTGGTGGAATTATACTAGGTATAGATACTGTTATATCCTTTTCCAATAACGATAAAAATATAGCACTTGTAGCACTATTTAATGACACCGCATATTTAGCTCCCACAAAATTTGCTATACTTTGCTCAAATTCTTCTACAATAGAATCATTTAATAATGGTTTAAAATTCTTAGTATCAACCACATAGTCATTAACGTGTAATAATTTTATCATAATTCAAACATATCATGTAATCTTGTAAATACTTCTATATTATAATATTTGGGATCATTAAAATCACATTTATCTAAATCCATATTATCAAATATATCCTTTACAGAATCAATAGGATTATATTTAGTAGTAAATCCTAATTCTGTTTTCGCTTTTGTTGTACTTACTTTATAATTTCTCATATCTTCTATATCCAATATTTCTAAATCTATATCGTACCCTCTAGAAGTTAAATCCTTATGAATATCTTCTCCCAACTGTCCTACTGTATAATTTTTTTCTGATATATTAAAAATTCCAGTTAATTCTAATGGTGCCTCTATTGCTTTTTTATACGCAGATACTATATCTCTAATATCCACTAAAGGTCTCCACAAGTTTGGATTGTTAACTAGTATCCGCCCGTCCAACAAAGCACTTTTTGTCATAGTATTAACTACAAGATCAAACCTCATTCTAGGAGACCAACCACCTACGGTGCCTTGCCTTAACGATATAGGTCTAAAATTATCATCTTCCAAAGTCATTATTGCATTCTCACCTAATAATTTAGATATTCCATACGGAAACTTAGGGTTAGGTTTAATAGATTCTTCCATAGGTATATTATCTGTAAAACCATAAACACTACAAGAGCCTGCATATATAAATCTATCAACTCCAGCCTTCTTACAAATATATCCTAAATATGATGGTAACGCTGTGTTTTCTATAAAATTTTGTTGAGGGCTAAAATCTGCCATTGGATCATTAGACAACCCACCTAAAAATATAACACAATCAAAACCTTCTACATCTACTGGCTCAAGAGTTAATGCATTCTTATTAATTACTTTAACACTTGACGGTAAATAATTACCAAACCAAAGACAATCAACTACTGTTATATCAAATATAGCAGGGAGATCCCATATTAATCTAGAACCTATATAACCTGCTCCACCTATTATTAGTATTTTTTTCATATAAGGTATTTTTAAACTCTCATAATAGTATCTTTAAGAATAGTTCCATTTTGTAATTGATAATTTTCAAATGGGGAACCACCTGATATATAAGTTATTTTAAATTCCTCATAATATTTGTACCATATTCTTACTGCTTCACTATGAAAACACATATACGGATAACTCATACAATTCTTAGCATCAAGACTTCTTCCATCATACACTCCACCCCAGGGTTTTCTTCTTCCACTATAATGTATTATTTTTATACTATCTAAATGTTTCAAAAAACGTTCATTACTTCCCTTAGCACCACCGCCCCAATTTTGATAATTATAAAATTCAGTAAGTGGAATTACATCAGGTCCTGAAGTATATAAGGCTCTTAATGTATCTTGATCTCCCATAGTACTATTAATGCTTACAGCATGATTCCAAAATCTATAATATGTTTCTTTACCTAATATCTTATCCCCCACTACAATTATTCCTAAATTGGGCATTCTCCACGATATTCCACCATCATTTTCTAAAATAACTTCTGAAAAATCTTGGATACATAACATATCTGCATCTAAATATATAGACTTTTCATACCCGTCTTGCCATAAACATTCAAAAGATAAATACACATCATGATTGTCTTTACCATAAATTGTATTAGTTAAATTTTTATAAAAAGAAGTATCTTTTGGTTTTTCAAAGATAACATCTTCCTTGACCTTTCTAATTAAGTCTTTAGAATAGTCATTTAAATTATTATAATGGACTTTTATATCACATTCTTCATATACACTTAAATTCTTTTTTAAAGAATATATAAGTATAGTTGTTGCTATTGCAAAATCTGATGATGTTGCAATACAAATAACGTATTTTTTCATTTTATCACCTCTATGTAATCGAATATATTGTTGTATTTTGAATCTATTTTATCAAAAAGGGATTGTTGCATCATGGACAAATTACCAGGGTTAAAATAATCAGGATGACATTCATACTGTATTGTAAGAATCTGTTTTCCACCTTCAATCGGTGGTGTGCCTCGATGAAACCCATTTGTATCTGCCATTAATAAATCACCTTTTTTTGTTGTAAAATATTTTATTTTATCTTCACCATAAAGTTCCTTTATCCTTTTCGTAGGTTGTCTATAAGGACTTTCAAAATCTTCGAATTTTCTCCTATGACTTCCTTCAACATAACAATGAGTATTGTCAACTGTATCTGTTAAATAAATAAAAAACTTTAAAAACTTTGGGGAATTTGGATCAACATGAAAATGTTGAGTGCCGCCTTCTTCCCTACCTAAAAATTCTTTTCGTAATCCAAGTGCACAAAACGCTGGATAACATCCTAAATATGCTCCAGCTATATCAATAATTAAATCATTAGTTAAAAAAGGTAAAACTTCTTTTATTGTAATAGTTTTCTGCTCTACACGTACATCTATATCGTTAGGTCCACCACCTTTTAATTTATAAGGATAATTGTCATGCTGTTTGTATAACAGAATTCTATCAAATGCTTCTTTAAGTCTATCAATTTGATCTATATCAAGACACTTTTCTATATGATAATATCCCTTTTTTTCCAAAACACTTGCAATATTTAAAGCTTCTTTTGTTGGTTTATAATCAGGATATTTTTTCTTCCTTTCCTCTAACGCCGAATTGAATCTCACCAACGGTGTTCCACCACCTTTTATAGCTCTACTATCTGGCCATTCATACCAATTCATAATATTAACTCCTCTAAGGTTATTCTATTAAATCTTTTATCTGCAGGATTCCTATCAGATAAAATTACCATCTCAAACTTGAGTTTTTTAAACCAATCATATAATTCTTTAGTACTCTGTATAGCTTCTATCAATTCCCCATCTTGAGGTTGAGTTCCCTTTTCATCATCATAAACTTCTTTAGACGAATCATCTGATACAAAGTGTTGACTACTATCCCACTTAGCATTTGTATCTGGTAGTAATCCACCTTTTTGTCCTCCCAAATCCCAACCTATAGTAATTAACCGTTTACATCCTAAAAGTAATGTCAAAGGGATTGCTAATTCATAAGTTAATCCTGGACCCCATTTTATTTCTACACCGTGCCTAAAACTAAGTAAATTATCAAACTCTCTAGTAGCCGCAGTAGTTTGGTCGTGCATTGTAAATGGTGGATTAGAAACTGGTATAAATATATCCATTGGGTGCATTGACGCAAATTCTAAATGTTCTTTAAAATATGACTTAGCCAACGCATACATAACTATAGTATTATCAGTAACATACTTGGTCTTTTTATGATTCCAAGTATTCAATAAATGAAAATCTACACATTCTCCAATATAATCATAACTATGTTTTACGGAACATACCAATTTATCTGACAAAAAATCATTTAACTTCTGTTTATTATGATCTCCCAAACTTGGTCCTGCTGTAACCCAATACATAGTTTCATCTTTATATAAATCTTTTAGATAATCTAACCTTTCTTCTATAGAACCTAAAGTATTAATATGTCGTTTTATATCTGGTGTTTCTTTTTTCATTTCCAAAACTCATATAATCCAACATCTAATTCATATTCTTTCCATTTAAACTGTTTTCTTTTTGGTTGTAATTGTGCCCACTCCCACATTTTTGTAAGACCGTCATTCAAATTTGTCTTATGTTCAAAATCTAACAATTCTACAGATTTCCTATACGTTGAATATGCACTATGAACCTCATGTCTCTTTTCTAATTTTACTATTTTGCCTCCACCCATAACTTCAATTAAAGTATCTGCGGCTTCTCCAATACTTACATTAGTTATTCCACCTAAATTTATAATTTGTTTACTAGCCCTTTCATCAACCCCAGCTTTCCAAAGTGGTTCTACTGAATCGCCTATATATGAAAATGCCCGTCTTTGTGTTCCATCTCCAAAAAGTGTTATTGGTTGACCATTTAAATGTTTATTCATCCAAATACCTAAAACGTTTCTATACTTATCCCAAATGTTTTGTTTTTCTCCATAGACATTATGTGGTCTAATAATACACCAATCCAATCCATGTTGTTCACCAGCTATCTGTATATCTCTCTCACACGCCATCTTAGCAATTCCGTATGGATCTATTGGTTGTGGGGCATACATTTCTTTAAATGGTACTGTATTATTTCCATATACTGCCATAGATGAAGTAAATACTAATCTACTAATACCATATTTTATTGAAAGTGTAACCAACTTAGAAGTAGTGACCAAATTATTCTTATAATTAAATTGTCTAACAAATGGACTTAATCCTTCTGCCGCATAAGCAGCAAAATGATAGACTATATCAAAATTATATGATTCAAATAACTTTTCAATATCATCATCCAATATATTATAATCATAAAAATTTACTAAATTATTAACATGGTCTTTATAACCACCACTCAAATCATCTATTCCAACAACCTTGTGTTCTGTATTAGCAACAATCCAATCCGCTAAATTAGATCCTAATAACCCTGCTACTCCTGTAATTAAAATATTCATTTACCTACCTTACTTTGTCTTATAATATCTTCGTCTAACTGTTCCAAAATCATCATGCCAATTTTTTTCACAAAACTTTAAATTATCAATTAAATTTATTTGTTTCAAGTGATATAAACTAAGTCTATGATTTGATACTTGGGAAGCAGAATCATTAGGACAGTTACCAAGTTTAGTATATTCATTTAAATTATCAAATAATCTTGAAAAATTATTCATATTTTCTGAATTAGAAAAAAACCAAGTACCTAATAAACCATCATCAGTATGTGGATATCCGTGCCATACCGTACCAAAAGAACTATGTGTTTCACGTAGTTGCCAATATTCTAAATCATGTAACGTTCTACCATCTAAAATTTTCTTAGGCCACATACCTGTCCAAAAATATTTATGATCATATTCATCAAAAATTAAATCACTTTGCCAAGCTAAATCAAACCTAGCTAACATGACACAATCATATTTAAAATTATTTTCTTTCTCATATTCATTTTTTAAATCAATTACTTTTTTTGCACTACACCATCTACTATAATGACTCTGTGTTCTATTATCATCTCCCCCAACATAAGTTGGTATATCAAATATTATTTGGGGTTCAATCAAATGTTTTTTAGGTTTATATGTATTAATTATTTCATTTTCTAAAACAGTAGACCATGAATGCACAAAAACATCTGTATCATTTTTATCTATAATATGTTCTCTATACAAAGGAGAACTTATTTCAAAACATTTTTTAAAATCACCTTGTAAATCATGGCTTTTACCGTGAGTACTACCTACCAATCCATTAAAACATATAGCAGTTCTCATATTTACTCCAAAAAAAGTGTTTTATTATTAATATTGTTTAATATATCGTGTTTAATTTCATTATTAAATTGTCCAGCTCTTAAAACAACTACTGGATTTTTATATTCTGATAAAATCTTTGGAGATTCCACAACTAAATTAGTCCCATAAAGAAATTCACCGTGTTTATTTATATCATTGTCTAAAACATTAATAAAATTAGTTTTTAAACCTGAATTTAATAAAAATTGTGTAAAAATGTGTGCACCAAATATAAAAATATCAGACTTAATATACGTTTCTAATTCTTTATTAATAGTCAAAACAATATCATTTTGTAATTTTACAAAATTTTTAAATTCTTTAACAATATTTAAATTTTTATCAATAATATTATTACTTGGTTTACATACTGTACATGATACAAAAAAACACCAATTTTTCATAGCATTAGTAGAAAAATAATCACTTCTATCTATATCAAATCCTGTATTAACAAGTAATGTTCTCATTAAATCTTCATTTAAATAAAAAGTATGCTCAAAATTTAAAGCATTTGTATATCCTTGCTTTAACATATTATTTATTAATGGTACAGAAAAAAACATTTTACCTTCAGATTTCAAAACTCTGTTTAATTGTTTTAATTCTAATACTGGTTCATATAAATGCTCTAATGTATGAGAATGAATAATAAAATCATAGCTTTTATCTGGAATCTGATTCAAGTCAAATAAATCTTCAGAAAAACTAAATTTATATGTTGTAGCATTTTCTTTAAATATATTAGAATCTATTATGTGATAATTATTAACTTTATCAGATTCCGCTATCTTATTAGCTATGTGTAAATTACCACCACCTATTTCTAAAACGTTACCATAACACTCACTTGCTATAAAATCAACAAAAGTATTATTATGTTCAACCCAACTTTTTCCTACAGAGCCGTTATGTGTTTTTCCATATAAAACACTTTCGTCAATCAAAGTTTTAAGTTGTATTTCTCCACATTTATCACAACTTACCCACTCCATGTCTTGATAATGATACTCATTAACAGGATCAGTGCCCATATAAATAGGAAACTCTTTAAAAGTATAACAATCAACTAAAATAGGGTGCTGGCAAATAACACATTTATTTCTATGTTTAATCATTTTTTATTTATTCCCAAAATGCATTCTCCTAACCGTAGGAAAATCATCATGAAGATAGTAAGCAAAATCTACCTTATCTAACAACCCCATATTTTCCAAATGACAAGGTAATAATCTGTGATTTGAAATACCACCTGTACTATCATATATTGTAGAACCCCACTTTCCTGGAGTTCTATCCTTCCACCAAACATTGGGAGTTCTAGTCAAGTATTCATCCAAATGATCATAGAGAGTACAATACATATCCATATTTTTTGGACTTGAAAATGCCCATTGATCAATGACTCCTTCTTCATTATGTGGATATCCCACTAATGGAATATCAACTATACTGGAAGTACGACCATTTTCATCTATATTATGATATTTGTTATCTTTTATCAACGGCAAATTTTCTTTTAATCTTTTTTTGTACCATTCAGGATTAGAAATTCCTTCTAATCTATTCCAATGTCCTAACCAAAATTTATTTGGATCAAACTTACTAAAATTAACTGCAGTATTCCACGCTAAATCATATCTACCAATATACACCATATCGTACTTTACACCAGTTTCTCTCTCATACTCTTTCCGTATCTCCGCAACGTGTTTATGACTAAACCACTTATGATAATGAGCTTGAATTCGTGTCCCATTATATCCCGTGTGTGCATCCAATGGTACTGAAAAATTTGGTTGTGATATAAATTTATATTTAACTGGATTATATAAATTAAGTATGTCATCTGCCCTATCCAATGTTGCAGTATGACAAAATACATCACAATCGTTATTATCCAATATATATTTTTTATGATGGTCATAACCTAATTCTAAAGCTTTCTTAGAATCTCCTACACCATATTTACCACCAATTCCACCAACTATACCATGTAACCCAAATGCTATCTTCATAAATCTAAATCCACTACTCCTATATCTCTATCTAAATTTATCGCAGATGCAGTATCACTACCACTATCTGGTTTTCTATCATTTATTAATATTCTATCACCACCACCAATTCCCATTACAAGTTGGTCATAAATTATTCCAGCTTTTCTCAACTGTTCTACAGTAGATTTTCTCATACCTTCTTTTCTACCTGTAGTGAGAATTATATTATACCCTTTCTTATCCCATTCCCATAATTTATCTCTCGTTCCTGGAAGTACTCTCATTTCTTGATCCAAATTATATTTGGCAATATCCTGTACACTACCTGGATGTACTGTTAATGTTCCATCTATATCACAAAAAATTGTTTTTGGTCTACTCATCCTTTAAACGCCCTCACCGATTTAATTAAACCAGATTTAAGTTCTATCTCTATAATATCTACCACTACAAGTCTTTCTTCTCCATCATTGATGTGTATTTCTATTTCATTAAATACTTCAGTAGTATCATTAATACCATTAAATTCTAATCCTTGATTTTCAGTAATGACTTCTATTTTATCTACTGAATCAAATATATTTTTATTAGCATCTAAAACTTCTTCTTTTCCATTAGCTAGTATTTCCCAATCTCTCAAATAAACATCATCATGAAACATTTCACTTAACCTATCGAGGTTTTTATCAGAAAATGCTCTAAAGTATTCATTACATATATTAACGTAATCCATTTAATTCCTCTAACTTCTTTTTAATTTTTTTTATAATAACACCATCTATATCAGGTTTAATTTTTTTAAAACCGTTATCTGAAAATAAATAGTGACCACAAATTTGAATCAATCTTTTTTTATCAGATATATCAAAATCTTTATCTACCCATTTCTCCCATCTTTTAGATGCCAAGCATAACTCATACCATTTAGATATTGATTCAGAATCCATATGATTTAAATAGATTAAAGTTTCTAGTTGTCCAAATTCTGGAGCGATATTGACTGTATCTAATCCCATATCAAATCTTTTACTATAATCATCTATACTTAAATAATCTCCATTATGTTCTTTGGATTTTTTACCAAATTTCTTACAAACCTTAATCATTTTCTCTAATCTATATGGATTAAACTTTCCAGTATTTCTCATATTTGCTAAATCTAATCCTACTCCAGACTGAACAACCACATATTCTATATTATCAAACATATCATCAGATAAATTATCGTATAATTCTGTTAAAAGAGAATCTAATTCTATTGTAGAAAATTTCCGTATTGATTCTTCAGTACCAACTTCAAATTTCATATCTCTATTTGTATAATAACAAAATTCTATATTTTTAATACACTCTTTAATTCCGTCATAAAATCCTTGATGATTTTTCCAAGGATCTATGTGAATTATATCTACAAATTTACAATCTTCTTTTAAAGATTCATACCCATCATCATACTCATAACCTTGACCTGCTCCTGAATGGTCTCTTTCAATCAACGTAGTCATATCAAAACCAGCATATCTAACATAACTATGAAATTCTTCTGTATTCCAATCGTTTACATAACCACCATTATATTCCACCTGCCTTCTTGATGGTAATAATCCAAAACAATCTCCAAATTCATAATTAAATTGTAAAATAGCATCTACAACGTTCTTAGACATAGGACCTATAAAATATTTCATTGTAATTCCTCATGTAGCATTGACTTACCCAAGTAATATAATAAATGACAGTATGGATAATGATGTAATCCTGCAATATTAAGAAAAATTAACGCTGTCATTACTTTAACCTTCTTCCAATCCAATCCTTTTTCTTTAACATAATTTTCTAATATTCTTTCACACTCTATATTAGTATTCTTTCTATGAAAATCAAAATAAACACTATTCATATTTCTACTAAAAGTATAAAAATTCTGATTGATAAAATCATGAGATATAATCAATCCATGTAATAATTTTGCTAAATCATAATACAAATCACCGTATTTATATTCTCCACCAAAACTTTGTCTCCAATCTAATAAGGCAAATGGTAATGTTTTAGATTCTTCTTTTATTAATATATTTTCAAAATGTAAATCACCATGAAATCTTACTGGTTCTCCTTTAGTCACCCAAGACCAATCCATATTTTCTATCAAAGTAGTTAACATAGGAAGTTTATTATCATTAACCACTTCATTATCTGAATCATTATTATAATATTTTTTATAATATAGATAAATCCTTTCCATAGTTTTATTTATATAAAATTCTCTACATCTTCCATCAAATTTATTTAATTCAGTTTCATTTAACTCAATACTATACCAAAAATCATTTAACCAACTTAACAAATATTCAAACTTTTTACCAGTCACTTTATCTGATAAAACTTTACCTTCAATAAAATCATAAGAATAAAAATTATCAGTATAATTAGTAACAGTAGGAACATATGGTTCTAAACTCTTTGACCTTCTAACTCTATCTTTTATAAATTTCTTATCTACTGAAAACTTAATAGTTTTATTATTGGCAAACCATATTGCTTCATCGTCTTTTTCTAAAATATTAGGTTGGTATTCTGACTTTAATTTTTCTTTAGCATCATTCAACGCTCTTTCATTTCCAGTATCATACCAAGTAAATTTAAAAGAATTAAATGATGTTGATGAAATATAATTATCATTTGCCTCTAACATTTTTTTAATACCATAACTCTCACCCATAACAAGAGATTCTTTATCTTTCATAAATCTCCAAAAATCTTTATAATCTTTTATACCACAAATTCCTATGTATGAAAAATTTTTTGAATTTTTTTCTTTATCGTTAAGTTTTTTAACATTCCCCTCTTCATCCAATTCCAATGAACGATAATCACTACCAGCTTTAATAGGAGAATAACCTAACCAATTATGTGGAATCTCATCAAAATATAATTGCTCTTCAAAAATAGTATCATTAGAAACAAAAATAAATGGACTCTGTAAGGATTTTTTACATTTATTCATAGTAAGTCCCAATCCAGAATTCTTACCATCATAATTATCTATTTCGACAAAAGTAAAATTTCTACCTGGATAAGTTATCTCTACATATTGTCTTACATAATCACCACCATAACCAAGTGCCATAACTATTGGTACGTTTGGATGAAACTTATCTATAATATGAGAAATTACAGGTTTATTATCAATACTAATAAGACATTTATTTAAATTTTTACTTTGTCCCTTTACTCTGGATCCAATTCCAGCGGTAGGTAAAAATACTTTATAATTATGGCTCACTAGTCCCCTCTCTCCCATAATCATCTTCTAATCTAATCACATCTTCTAACTCTGGAGTAGATGCCTCCAAATATAAAATATCTGTAACTGCTTCGCATTGATGTACTATAAATGGTTCTATAATATAATATTCATCTGGTTTCAGTATAACTTCGTCCTTCCTAGGATTGTCTATTGTTCCAAGGGTCATTTTCATTTCACCTTCTTGCATAAAAAGAGTTTCATGTTTTTTTTCGTGATATTGTAAAGAGCAACGATTTCCCTTTTTCATAAAAAGTTGTTTCATTACATACTTTTCATTAACACTTATCCATCTTTCCCATCCCCAGGGTTTGTTAATTTTCATTTCTTTTTTAGACATATAAATATCGCCCTATATCCACTTGAATACGCATCATAAACATATGAAATTTTAATAGGACCCCACCACTTATTAAGTTTACCCTTAATTGAATCTAATGATAAATTCATCTTAGGGTGGTCAACTGGTGTTTCAAATACCATACAAAATTTAGTCATTTGACCAAGCTTGTCCATAAATTTATTCACTTCCTCACCTTCAAAATTTGGATAGATTTGATGTAAAACAGAATTCATAATTATTATATCAAATTTTTCATCAGATCCTTCAACATATGGTACTACATCTCCATTTATAAATTCTATTTCATCAAAATTAAATATATTATTATTTATATCTACCGCAGTTTGATAATCTTCCAATTGTTTTTCTATACCCACCACTCTTTTCGCCCCGTGAACTACACTTTGAAAGCAAAAGAATCCTTGATTAGAACCAATGTCTAATACTGATGAATTATTTGCTAGTGTCAAATATTGAAAATTCAATTTACGATATGAATCATATTCTTTACCATCACTACTATATCCTTTAAACTCAAAACCATTATCAAATCTAAATCCCTCATACATACCTGCTCTATACCATTTAGTAGGACTCAATCCCATAGATTTATATCTTTCTAAAAATACATTATACAAATCTTCTAATTCATGAACCGATTTACCTCTAGAATTAAAACGATATCGTTCTGGAACATGTCTAAATCTATGAAAATCTACAATTCTATCACCAATAAAATTTTTATTTGCTTTAAACCAACTTGTATCTGGAATTAAAGAATTCTCTAACATAACTTGATTATATTCACCTAAGATTGATAAAGATACTTGTAATTCTCTATCAAGAAACTCTCTATCATTTGTAGGTATCCAATCATATTTATCATAATCTGATTTAGAATTGGATTTATGAATATGTTCCATTAAAATAATAACAGACCCATCAACCTCATATAAATCAACATCAAATATTTCTGGAAAAATATCTAACTTTTTATGTTGTATATATTTTAACTGATCATACATTTTTTCTGCCGATTCATACGCAAAAGCATCTTCTGCTTGTCTTTCAGGATGTACTAATTTTATTCCATACCCTTCTCGTTGAAATGGACCATTTGTTTTCAAAGAAGTATATAAAGCATCCGCACCTTTCTTTATACCAGTGCTTACTTTACTACCAGATTCTATTTCAAATACTTCCAAATTATCTTTATTTTGTGATTCTACCTTAAAATCTTTTAATTTTAATTCTTTATCCATCAATCTAACTCATACATTTTTACGTTTCTTTCAGGTTTATAGCTATAAGTATTAGACAAATATGAACTATATTTTTTAATAGTAGGTCTTATAAAAAAGAACAAAACATCTCTTGGTTCTGTACCAGGTTTGGGACAACTTGCTCTATGTATTATATTTGGCGTGTGAACTGTATAACTTCCAGGTTCTCCAATTACATCAACAACTTTACCACCATCATCTAACTTTTTTCTTACTACTTCTGGTGGTACTCTTGAAGCCGCATACTCTTGTGGTTTAGAAGCATCCATATGTGGCGCTATTCTATATGATGGTAAAACTGACACTTCTCCATTTTCATCTTCAATATATTTTAAACATCCATTATCATATGTAACTTCATTTAAATGAATAAACAATTTAATAAATTCTGGTGGGCAATCATCATAATGCCATTTCCACGATGATTGCACTGCTTTAGGATCTGCCTCGTCTGATTTTTCAAATGCCCAATGGTGCCAAGAAATTGGATTGGGAACATTTCTATAAGGATGAAGAAATTCTATCTTTGCACTACACCCAAATATATCCCTTTCAACTACTGGCATAAAATATTCAGTTAAAGTATAAAGTTCTTTTATATCTCTCCAATCATTAACTCTAATTGCATGTCCGTGAGAATCTTTAAAACAGTCATCATTACGTTTTATCTTATCATCTATCTTTTTTCTAATCTTTTCTATTAGATCATAATAATTTTCATCTATATAATCATCAAATAAATTATTATTTACAGTTAGATCATAAACAGTCTCATAATAGTTACCTATTACTGGATTTATCTTTCTACAATATTCGTAATGTTCTTTATACGTTTTCACTTCAACTTACAAACTAACCTTGAATAACTTATATTAGGACCTGTACCCCATTTATAGTTATCTTTCCAATAGTAATACTGATATATTTTATCAGAATATTTATTTAATTTTTCAACCCACCATGTTAAATTTTTAGAACATCTTCGTAAATTATGACTATCTGCATGTCCATGATGTATAGCAAATACAAATCCTTTTCTCGTAATCCTAGAAAGCTCTTTAAACATTTTATCTATATCTGATTCATGAACATGTTCTAATACAAGAAACGCAGTAGTAACATCAACTGATTTATCTGGCAAAGGTATCGAGGTTGCACCACAACTAATAAATTCACATTTTTCTGTAATATTCTCATCAGCCAAACCTAATTCAATTGTAGCCAAATCTGTACCATATGCTTTACTAACATTAAACTTTTCTACAACATCTTTACAAAATTGTCCTTTACCACAACCAAAATCTAAAATTGTCTTATTATTCAAATCCAATATATTCACTACCGAATCTGGAAGTTTTTCTGTATTAGTTCTAATATCTGTAAAATTTAATGATGTATCAATTTCTTGTAAATGAAATACTTCTTCTGTTAAAGTTGATAAATCTGCTGAAAATATATCATACAAAGCTATTCCATAATTTAAACTAATTCCATCGGGTCTATTTCCATATTCTTTAAAATACAATTCTTTTTCTGATTTTTCTAATTCACTTAAATTTGGTTGTACATTCATCCTAAATGCCCTCCATAATATTCTTCCATAATATTTTTCTTTTTAAATTTATCATATAAAATTTCTCCAACCTCAAACTCCCAGGGATAATCTATGTCAAAAACCTCTAATTCGTTCATTTCAAATAACTCTGGATTTCCTTTGGTGAATGGTGTATCACCCATCCAAATTTCATCCTTGATAGTATCCATCCTTGATGCGTAAAGAGTATGAGCGGCTTCATAAATTTTCTCTACCATCTTAGTATTCATAATAGTAAGTCCTTCGGGCCATTTTGTAATCATATCACCATCTTCATTCCAATAATATTGTTTCTTTCCTATAACACCAAACAACCCATCTGATTCTGAATGCATATATCTCGCAACAAACTCATCAATAGTTTCCGACTTTAATAACGGAGCACACGCATTAATAAGTACAACATATTTATATGGAAGTTTATCACTCCACTCATACATTCCTGATACAGTATTTTCTTCATTGGCAGATTTTTCAGATCTATGAAAAACATTAACATCATATTTGTTACATAATTCTACTAATTCTTCTTCATAAACTGAACAATAAAAATTATCCTTTGGAATATTTTTTGAATCCAATACTTTCAGTATTCCCAATTCCATCAATGTAGTATCTGAAAATGGTTTTATCATTTTACGAGGAACTCTTGTTGAATTTAACCTAGCTTGAATTATAAAACATATATCCTTTAAAGATTTATTTACCACGCTGTATAGCCTCCATCTACTAAAAATTCTCCACCATTACAATAAGATGACTCATTTGAACATAAAAATTTAACTATCCCATTTAGTTCACTAACATTCATCATCCGCCCAATAGGAACTCTTTCATTATATTTTTTAGTAAATCTTTCTGATTGTGAATCTTTAACTCCACCAGGAATAACACAGTTCACTCTAATATTTGGTGCTAAATTAACTGCTAAATATTTAGATAACTGTCGAACTGCACACTTAGAAATTGGATACCCAATATGTTTATTATCACTTCCATACATTGAAGGGTCTGGAGAAACCACGCCATATATAGATGAAAAATTAACGATAACACCTGTTTTATTTACTCGAGCAAATTCTCTACATACTGAAAACAAACTTGTTACATTCACATTTAAATATTCATTTACTGAATCCAATGAAATATCATAAATATCATTTCCTTTTGGATGATCAGATTCTTCTATATGTTGATTCAAAGCAAATAAATTTACTAAATACTCTGCTGGGTTTTCACTAAAAAACTTTTTAACAACAGACTCATCTGTTAAATCTTGTCCCAGACTTCTCGAACATCTTATAACCTTATAACCTATTTGTTCTAAAAAATTACTTACCTCGTTACCAATGAGTCCTGTAGAGCCAGTAACAATTACTCTTTTCATTGATAATAATTTCCTATTTTTGGCATATCACATTCTTCTGTACATTTAATACATGGTGTTACTTCAAAATGATCTCTCCTAAATTTATCATACAACTCACCATTCCAAATATCATATAAACTCTTTTTGTAAGAATCTCCAAGAAATATTTCATTGTTATAGTCTTCCATACACATATGAACCTCTCCATCAGACTTAACACTCATTGACATCCAGGGATGTTTACAAAATTCTGACCAGTGAACTGATTCTGTACCATAAAATTCTTGTCTCTGGTCTGGTAACATTCTATTTCTTTGTTCTAAATAGTCCTTTAATGTTACATCTTTTCTATACCATTGTTGATCTTCACTTTTTAAATATATGTATACATCATGATCTTTAAATACTTCTTTTAATTTTTCGAATTCTTCTAGTTGTGTATCATTATGCTCAATATCAATCATAGTTATTATAATTGTTGTATCAAATCCTTTTTGTTCTTTTATGGATAAAACTTCCAAAGTTTTTTCATACGCTTCAGTAAAATTAGCTGCTGCTCCTCTAACCTCTTTAAATTTAACATCATCTGTACTTTCATATGAATATTTTAAATAACTTAATCCATAACCCATCATTTCCTCTGTCCTTTCCACATTTATATTTGCTGGGGTACAACTAAAATAAGATTCAAAACCATATTCTGATAATACTTTAACTACTTTACCTATATTTTTATCTAAAAGAGGGTCACCATACCCGTGTAACTGAATCACCTTAGGAATTACATAAAGGAAAAAATGATTTTCACTGGCTTCATCATCTGGTTTTATTCCATAAGTTTCAGTTACAAATTTTTCCCATTTAGACCAAAGTTCTTTACTATGTGGTTTAATCTGAGTTACTATATCTTCATAAAAATCTTCTTCTAAAAATGTAATATCTCTTGTCATTCTACTGGTACGAGGACACATCTTACATCTCATATTACACGCATTAGTAGTTTCTATATTATATATTATAGGGTCTTTTGATCTATACCGTTCAAAAGTCTCCATAAGATCTTTCATAGGCACTTTTTCACCACTTTCCAATCTTTTTACAATTGGGTGGGATTTCATATAAAAATCTACATCATACATTATCTAATCTTCCTTTGTATTTCGTCGGTTAACGGAAAATGTTCTTTACTCCAATAAGAACTAAAATTATACTCTGAATTTTCTCCCAAGTTGTAAAGTCTAGTATCATAATTTAATTCATTCAAAATATAATTCCATAATTCTTCATATTGTCCATAATAAATATCATAAGCATTAGATTCAGTAATTTCCCATGCCATATTACTTTTACCTGGTTGGAAAGAATGTTTTATATCATTTTTATTCATCGATTTAGTTTTAACAGAAACTCCTGGTCCTCCATCCAGACCTACAAAATAAAGTTCTTTAGGTTTCATCTCTAATGCAAACATTAACAATCTGGGAGCTCCACCTATTTTGCCATATACTCTAGTATTAAAACAACTAATTTTAGGATAATTTTCATAAAGTAATTCTAAATATTTTTTTTCATTCTCCCACCTAGAATGTAACTCAAACATTAATATTGGATTAAACTCATTTACATAATTTAAAAAGTCATCACTTTGATAATCCACCTCTCCACCAACAATTGCAATATCTACTTTCCTGTTTTTCAAATTGGAATTTAAATAAAAATGATTTAAAGAAAATATATAATCATAGTCTAAATTATGCCACTTAACTTCATTTGTAGAAGGTCCTGCACCTACAATTAATATTTTACTATCTTTAAATTTATCAAATTCATCCAAATAATTATATACTATATCAGTATTTTTCTTTATATTATTTGTAAATGGAAAGAAACTTTTTAATTTCTCCGCAGATTGGTCTTCACTAGTAAACGCTGGATCAAAAAGATGCATCTAACCCCTCAAATGTTTTCGTACTTTTTTCTCTGACTCTGTGACCTTTATTTCCCCATCACCACGAGCCTGCTCCAATTCTCTTATTCCACTCATTAATTTAAATAACCCCTGTGGCTCTACTGATGACAATTGATCAGAACCCCACATTGACCTATCTAATGTAATATGTCTCTCTATAACTGAAGCACCTAAATAAGTAGCCGCTACTGAAGGTGATAATCTAAACTCATGTCCACTATATCCCACTTCACAATTATATCTTTCTTTAAGTGTTTTAATTGCTCTTAAATTCAATTCTTCTATTGGGGCAGGATATGTAGAATTACAATGTAATAAAACAAAATTTCCAGCTTTTTCATAATACGGTTCTACCACAACTTTTGATTTTAACAAAATTACAGCATGATCTATTTCTTCTCTAGTACTCATACCAGTGCTGAGAATTACTTTTTTATCAGTATCTCTCGCCGCCAACAACAATTCATCATTGGTTAACATTGCCGAAGGTATTTTTATATATGGGATATCATACTGCATTAAAAATTCTAAACTATCTAAATCCCAAGGCGAAGCAGACCAATCAATATTTCTTTCTTTACAATATACATCTATTTCATCATATTCTTCTTTTCCAAACTCTACCTTATATTTGTATTCCAAATAAGTCATTTTACCCCACGGCGTTTCTCTTATTTTAGATTTCTCATCTTCAGGAACACAAACATCTGGGTTTCTCTTTTGAAATTTTACTGAATCACACCCAGCCGCTGAAGCAATATCTATCAGTCTTTTAGCTATATTCAAATCACCGTTATGATTTATTCCTATTTCTGCTATAACATATGTTCTCATTTCATCAATCCTTCATATAATTCATTTTGTTTTACTTGTTTATCAATTGTCTTAGGATGGTATAACGACAATTCTTCGTGTGGTGGTAAATGAGAATAAGTCTTACAACCAGTTATTCTTTCGTGCACTTTACCCTGCCAATATACATCTTCACTATTTCTAAATACTCGTGCTTGATAATCTGGATAATTTACCCAACCTTTTTCTGTTACTTTCCATCCCCATTTTTGTGTCCACTCATCGGTGAGACCTTCAACTGTATTTACTCTTGGTATCCAAACCAAATCAACATCATTCATTTCTAATATAGTATGTAGTTGTTCCATCAACATTTCATGTGGGATTTCATCTGCATCTAAATGAAATATATAATCTCCACTACTCATTTTCTTAGTATGATTTTTTAGGTCTGAGAAGTTACCATCAAACTCAAATGGATGCCAACTAAATTCTCCATTTACAGAATGACTTCTTAAATATTCTTCTACACCTTTATTACCGTTTTTAGAATCGTAGGTGATTACTATTTCATCTTGTAACTCTTTATGTTTTAATAAAAATGTAACTAATTTTTGTAACTCTATTTCTTCATTACATACTGTAATGGCATAACTAATTTTCATATTCGAATCTGGTTTCTAATGCTTCCTTTAAAGTATTTGATAATTTTATAGGCTCTTTATAGACTGGAGATTTTCTAGCTTTAACATAATCATAAGTTCTATATAGATTATTAGTTCTATTTAATGGTTTTAAATCTCTATAAAATCTTTTTATTTGAACCTCTCCTACATTTCCTATAGTTTCTAATTTTAATCCATAAATCTTATTTCTAGCATCTACTAACTCAATTTCTCCTATTTCCATTAAAAATTTTTCTATAACATCTCTGGGAACCAATGGTCTATTGCTTTCTTCTATTTTTAATCCAATCAAAAATCTTTTATCTCCTGATTTAGTTGGCACTTTCTGATCTTTGGCTAATACTAAAATTGAATGAGTTAGATTCTTTCTAGTTCTTTCATTTTTATACTTAAAAGAAATTATATCTCCAGACTTTACTTTAGGCCATTGCGTAATTACTTTCATCTACATTTCCTTCTACTACTACTTCTATATATCGTAGTGCTTCATAAAATAATTGATAATTAAATTCTCTAGAATTATCCATATCTAATTCAAAATCATATCCTTTTCTCTCTGATTTAATATATTTAGCCGCTTCCCAACAATAACTATCCTCAAAAGTTTTTGGACTTTCTTTTGGATATACTACACCCTTTTTTGGAACATTTACTACTGAAGGATACCAATAAATTGACCTCTCTAAATCATATTGTTTTAAATCTAAAACTACCTGCGGAGTATTTTTTAAATGTTTTTTCATAAATTCTGAATCTTCTTTCATCCTACTATCCGACATATATCCACATCTAAAACACATATATGATGAAAAATCTCCCTGAGATTCCTCTATACACATTTTTTCAGCCTTACATACTGAACAAGTTACTTTCTTTTCCACATTACACCTTTTTCAGCTTTGGAAGTTTTATTTTAGTAGGCTCTACATTAGAATCGCTAACCTTTTTAAGTTTAGGTAAATTCAGTTGTACCTCTTTCGGAAATTCTGGAACATATTTATCAAGAATCATTCCTAATTTTTCTGTCATTTTCTGTCGAGTAAAATTTCTAGCATAAATTTTCTGTCTCTGAGATTTTTTACTATATTTTTTGTATTGTTTAAAACAATTAACCAACTCTTTTTTGATCAAACCATAATCACAAGTAAACCATTGAGCTCCATCTTGATATATACTCTCTGGAAATGCATCCTTTGGAACTTCTGTTAATCTTCCTTTTAGAAGGGTAACGGCGTCCTTTTTAAGAAAATCTAAATGACCACTCCAATTACTAACCAACATAGGCTTTCCAGTAGTTGAAAATTCTAAAATAGGTCTTCCAAATCCCTCTCCATGAGTAAACATAGTCATAGCTTTTACTTTAGGATGATTGTATAATGCATTCATCTGGTCATCTGTCAAATCTCCGTGTAATAAATACACTGGGGGTAACTTCTGTCCAGGAAATTGTTTTTTAATTTGATCAATTTTACCTAATACCTCGTGCCTATCCATTACTGACGGAGTAGCACCTGAGGTCTTCAAAATCAACGCTGGTTTGTTTGGCTTTCTACCAAAAGTCTCATAAAATATTTTAATTAATGCCCCAACATCTTTTCTATCATTACCTAAACCACCCTGTAACCAATGACCTGTAAAAAAATAACAGAAATTTTCTTTAATTTTTGATAATTCCTCGTTTATCAAATCATCAGTTGTAACTTTTCCATAAATATTTTCATTGTAACCTTCAAACAATACTTCTATAGGTTTCTCTAAAAGTAATTCTCCAACTTTTTCTTTAGTTTGTTCATTAGTTTTATCAAATTTAGTCTTAACAATCCCTTCCTTAGTAAATTCAGATGGAACTATATTTAAATCCATCCTATTTAATCCTTCTATCCATTCAGGTCTTACTGCGGTAAATTCAGCTCCTGCAGTTATACCTATATTATATTTTCCCCATGTCTCAAATTCATTTGGAACTACAATATGGATATGAATTTCTGGTTGCTTATCTAAATTAGGTTCTGGTAAATACCTATCCAGTATTTTTTTATCTTCTGGATTATTTTTATCCAAAGCATTTTGTGGTGTTGATCCCCATCGAACTGGCATTATCTTCACATCATATAAATCTAAATCAATAAGTGAATGTACTATATCTCTTGCATGTGCCCCATAACCACTTCTTGTACCTACAGGTGCTGTAACTAAACAAACTGGTTTACTCATCTTCGTACCACTCATGCTCTTCCTCTTCAAATTCTTCTTCATAATCTCCACTACCATCAAATGTATATGTATTTGTATAACTATTTTGATAGTCGTCTGACATCCACACAAACTCTCCCTTGAAAGTAAAATCTAATTCTTCTTGTAATTTTTTAATAAGAAACAAAACTTCATTGGCATAATTATATCTCCATGGGTCATCATTATCTCCCATAAGAATAATATTACCATCTTCAACCTCTAATACTTCCCCTATTACATTCCATTCATTAGAATCTTCTGTAAATTCAAGAACTTTATCTACTCTATCTTTAGTTATTTTCTTACCATTACCTTCTAAATCAAAACTAAAACCATTATAATCACTCATTTATGCCTCATATAACTTAAATTGTTTTCTTGGTGTCCACTTTTCAAAACCTCTATCCATATCTTCTATGAATCTCTCACTCATTCTCTTAGCTGAAAGACAAGTATCTTCTCTCAACATCCACTCTCTACCTTCTAATCCAGCCTTATCTCTATCTTCTTTTGGTGTCTGATACCATTCATATAACTTTTCAGCGGCATCTTCAAAACTTGGTCTATCATCAAAAATATATGGTGTTGGAACTGAACCTTGTAGTGAGCGATTAGAAGGCCATATTGGTTTTGTCCAACTACCGTGAGTAAGTCGTGGATTATCTTTCCACTTCTTTGCATCGTGTAAAGAATGTATATCTGTATAATCTTCTGCTGTCAATAATTTACCATCAAGTCTAAATCCACATTGATCTTGCATTCCACCAGTAACATTCACAATCATTGGAGTACCCGCCATTACTGATTCTGCTGTTCCTAGTCCAAATCCTTCGTTGGAAGCCAGATTAATAGTAACATCTGCAAAATTATATAAATAATTTAAACATTCTGGAGTTAGTTTTTCCGTTGAAAATTTAACATTTTTTCCAGGTGCTACTGCATCTGCTACCGCCATCAAGTCAGTTCCATTTTCATCAATTGGATTTGTATGCATTAACAATAAACATTTATTTCTTTTTTCTTCTGGAAGCATATCTACAAATGTACTAAATGATAGTATTACATCACCTGGTAATTTTCTACGAATATTTCTAGCGTTAAAAAATACTACAAATTCGTAATCTTCAACTGGGTGGTTACTTTCCTTCATAAACTTTTGATAACCGCTGTCATCTATAGGTAGAGGTTTAAAAACATCTTGATTTATTCCATGTGGAATATAAGTTACTTGCCAATCTTCAGGTGGTTCTTGATGCCAAACATTATTAACAATATTTACAGTTTGTTTAGATATATTCATAATCAAATCACACGATTCATAATATGGTTCATTCCACATTGGATAAGGTAAATCATCCCATATATTATAATAAAAAATCGGTATCTGTGACCGAATTTCATGCTCCATAGAATATAACCAAGTCCAAAATCTTGGATCTGTATAGTGTAGAATTGCGTCTGGTTTTTCTTTTCGCATTACTGCTCTCAACAACTCTTGGTCTCCATATCCGTCACATGGATAAATCATCAAATATGGATCTTCAATTTCAGGACTTACTTGTCTTATATCATCCCGCATATCAAACACTTTACCTGTTTCTGGATGTTTAATAGCTCCACCTATCTGTACCCAATCATAATGACTAACAGTACCTAAAACAAATTCTTTCGAAACACAACCTACTCCTGATGACATTCTTAAATCATCAGATAAAAGTAAAATTTTCTTCTTTTTCTTCATATCATACTTCCAGAATGTTCTAATTCTTGATATTCATCTATTTTCTTTTTAAACTCTCCATCCGTTGTATATAAATCCAATGATCTATTAACAAGTTTTTGTAGAGTAAACTCATCTTCTAAACAAAACCTTTTAAATCTCTTATGAAGGCTTGTTAAAATTTTAACTGATGTTAATTTTAATTCTTCGTCCATAATCTCTTATTCCATATATACATATATATAAATATATACTTAGTTTATAATAATAACCTTTTTATTAAAGTTTTCTGCGTGATTTAGTGTATTACGAGTTCCATTTGATTCAACTCCCTCTGGTATAAAACCTACAACCATATCACTATAATTTGCTATCTCTTTATTCCTTTTAAAGTAATTCCATACTGCATATGGTTTACCATAATTAAATGCTTCCCTGATACAAAATTGGTTATGTGGAAAATGTGCTGGTGGAAATTCAACATATCTTAAATCCAACTCCATTGATACCTGTTTAGCAAATTTATCTGCTCCATATTTACATCCACCACTAACAATTTCCAATTTATCACCAAACTGTTCTTTACATTGAAAAATAAATTCTTTTATTTTTAGTTTATTATCGTACTTACGACTACCTACTATCGCCACTTTCATTATAATTATGGTCTGTCCTTTTTTGTATTTTTTTAGGTTTGGGTCCAGTTGTAAAACTTAAAATTTCATCAAAATGTTTAATACCTTCCACTATTTTAGATTTATCAATATAAGAATATGAAAATCTACTATTATAGCCTGTTTTATTATCATAAGTATATGGGATTATATCAAACCAAATAAAATCCTTTGGTGAATTTACGAAAGATGTTCTAATAACCGTTCTAAAATGTTGTCTAGATTCCCAATTTTTAATAAACTCCTTTAACTGTCCCAAATCTTTCTTATCGTCAGTATCATACCACAAATATAAAGTTATGGGTGCCAAACTTTTTTTATATATTTTTTCTAACTGTTCTATATTAGTATTTAAATTTTCTATAAAATCAGGTAAATAAAACCTTAAAGTTACTCTCATTCTAGTCATTATTTTATCCCTTCATCGCAATACTCAGTTTGATTGAATTCACAAAATCTACAAGTTTTTTTACTTGCATTTTTTAAATAATCTTTATGTTTATGAGTATTCCCCTCAAATCCATCTTCCAAAAAATTACTTAAATTATTTAAAACTTTATTAATAGATGGAGTCCCATTTGCTGGTATAAAAGACTGTACCCTTTTCTGAGGCCATTCTACTTTTTCATATAATTTTCTTTTAACAATAAAATATTCTACATTAATTTTATCCATTGGTATATCAAACTGTTTTGAATAAAACTGTTTATACAACAACAATTGATCTGTTTTGTTCTTATCTGCTTTAGCCCACTTATTCCAACCCATTGTAGAAGTCTTAATATCTATAATTTTAATTTTCTGATTTATCGTATTTTCAAGTACCAAATCTATAAATCCTCTAAAACCTACTTGATCTGTAAGTGGACAATCCAATTCAGTTTCAATACCTTTTAAAATCCATCCCTTTTTAGAAAAATAATCTCCACGCCGTTTCTTTAAAAAATCTAAAATTGCACACCCATCTTGCCAAAACTCTGTTAATTGATCAGGTGTAGTAAAGTGCTCTGACCCTTCTACCTTCATAAGGTCAGAATATAATTTTTTCATTTTAGCCAACAACATAGTATTTAAATCTAACTCATTTGCAGCTTTAGCAGAAACCTCATAGATAGTCTTAACCCAAAACTGCATAACTTCATGCATAGAAGTACCAAATAAAGTATGAATATTATCAGTAAAGGTAGACATTCTATCAATGTAATTTAATTTCCATCTATGAGGACATTGAGACCACATAGAATATTGAGAATAACTAACTTTTAATTTGTCTGACAAACTATTTTCCCCATTTACCATTCTTGACAATAGTTGCCATAATACCATAATTGGAAACATCAAGAAATGCATCTTCCATAGGTTCACCATTTACTGCTGATTCTCTACCACCCATCAATAAGGTTTTCAATCTTTGAATCTTATCATTCATTCTAAACCATAACCCAGTAAGAGAAAGTTTTACTTCTTCATCAGTTTTTAACTGAGAACCTACCGAAATATTTCCTGGTCCATAATCATGTTGCTTGTGTAAAAATAATTCGTATTGTACTCGTTGTAAACGACGAAACTCCGCTGTCATTTGGGGCCATTCTTCTTCCATCAAAGTAACAACTGACTTATCACCATTAGCATTACCATACGCTTCTTCTAACGACATACCTTTTTTTGTACTTGACTCTTTAATAACTTTCATTTTATAATCCCATTTGTTTTAATTCTTTATTGGCATAACCATACTTTGAAACTAACTCTCTAATTTGTTTTTTTGATAATAGATTTAAATAATCTTCTGATTCTGACTGACTTATTTGAAAATATTCTGAGAATGTCTGAATAACTTGTTTACTATAAATAGTTCCTTTTTTCTTCTTAATATATTTTAAATACTGCTTACCCTTCGGTAATATACTGGAATATACAACATAAAGTTGGTACGAGTCAAGCTTTAATTTCTGTATTTCATTAACAAAATCAGTCCACTCCATCTTCATAGATAGAAAACGGTTAATCATATAATTAGACCATTGTTTCTTCTCTGTTTCGTTTAGAGAATCCCAATAACCTTTGGTCTGTTTTGACGTAATATGATTTATGTGATCAAATAGTGATTTTAATTTCATGAATTGAAACCTTTTAAATAAATAGTTTAAAAATCTTCAAACCCTTCAATAAATTTTAGCGACCAATCATTTACCTTTACATCAATCAATAATGTAACTCTATCAGTATCTCCCTCATTAAATAAAGTATGAATTTTAGTAACATCAAAATGATACATTGTTCCTGATTCTAACTGATAAGAATCATATCTACCTTTAAATCTTCTACCAAAATCTTCCATAGTATAACTATTTTCTTCTGTCCAACCTTCGGAAATTTCATCATAATGAGTAACACATAACATAGAATCATCATTTGTAACAATAGGAATCTGAAATCTTTTTATATCTTCTCCCATATCTTTATCATTATGTAATCCATAAGATGTATCAGCCTTTCTTCTTAATAATCTGAATGAAGTTATCTCTGATTTAAAACTATCAAAGATTTCTTTAAAATATGGAGTGTGACCCAATACTCCCCTCAATGGTACATTATTATGATGACTTTTATATGGTTCTTTTAAATCATAAATACTCGGTAATGATATACAATGACCAAAAGCTCCATCCTCATACTTAAATCTTTCTTCTACAAACTTTCTATCTAGATCTAATTTTTTTAAATTATATTTTTTGTTTAGTTTTTTCATATCAAATAATCTACCAATTTAAAACTTCTCCTGTATAATGATTCTTATTCATCTAATTTCTTTATTAAAATTAATCCAGGTATTGCAATTAAAGTACAAAATATAAAAAAGTATTCCCAACCTATTGACTCTACTAAAAATCCTGTTTGTGATGTAAATATAGTTCTTGGTATTGCTACAAAGCTTGATAATAAAGCATATTGAGTACCTGTAAACTTTATATTAGTAAGTAAAGCAATATATGATATAAATACGGCAGTTCCTAAACCAGAACAAAAACTCTCAAATGATCCTACTGAACAAAGTAAAATTAGATTTGGTTCTACCCAACTCAATATAACATATCCAAAAGTAGATACCATTTGTAATATACCAAAATAAAATAATCCCTTCATTATATTATTATATTTTACTAACAAAATTCCACCAATAAAACTTCCAAGAAGTGTCATCCAAGTACCTATAAACTTCATATATCCAATTTGAGATTTAGTATATTCTAAATCCAAATAATAAGGTACACTCATAAAAAAAGCTAACATATCACCAATTTTGTAAATAAAAATAAATGCTAATATAATCAATGCTTTATTCTTACGAAAATAATCTATAAAAGGTTCAATTATTGATTCTCTCGATTTAATAATAAAGTCGCCCTCATCAGAAATCAAAGTAGTAATTATTCCTACCATCATAAATCCAGATAGACACAAATATACCAAATTAAAAGATATGATATCCGATAATATAAATCCTAATGAGCCAATAACTGCCATGGCCACTCTATAACCAATTATATATAAAGAAGATGCTAATGGTAAGTGTTTTTCAGATACGTTCTCTCTACGATATGCATCAATCAATATATCTTGTGTTGCTGATAAGAATGTTAATCCTAAACACAACATTACCAAACCAGTTAATTGGCTCGTAATATCAATGTATGAAATTCCAAGTATTGTTACTATAATTAATATTTGACTTACTAACAACCATCCACGGCGTCTACCTAAAAATGGTAATGAAAATCTATCCAAGAATGGAGCCCATAAAAACTTTAGAGAATATGGTATACCAACTAACCCAAATAACCCTATAGTAGATAAATCTATACCAGATTCTTTCATCCATGCTTGTAAAATAGAAATAGTCATCAATAATGGAACTCCTGCTGAAAATCCCATTAATAAACTAACTATACAATCCTTATTTATATAATCTTTAATCATTTAATATATCGTTATAATTAGATTTCTGTTTAATAAATTCATAATCAGATTGGCAACACCCAATCGTTTCATCATCATACTCTACCACTCCCCCGCAAATATCCCCATTTGGTTTTGGCCATCTACAAGACCAAGTATTTTCAAGTACTTTTTTAAAATCGTAATTAATGGAATCTTGAACCATTTCTTTTCTATAAGTTTTTGAAATTGGAAACTTCCAATATTTGTAAATATCTAACTCTCTAATTTCAGAATGAGATATTAAAAAATCATCGTTCATATGTTCTCTCAACAATCGAGTTGCTGGTGAATAACCACCAACATTAATATCTTTTTCATAACCAATTTCAAAAATTTCCTTTCGGTGTAGTGCATATTGTGCCATAAAAAAATTTTGATCAATAAGTCTACGACTATGATTATATTCTTCATGTAGAAATCTAAGCTTTTTATAAACTTCTTTATTTATTGGAAATTCTTCTACTAATATCGTTGGCGGAAATAGACTTTCTGTATAAGGAAATTGTTTAATTATCATTTCCCTTAACTTTTCCATAACCTTAACTTCCACCTCTCTACTATCTCTACCTAACGGATAAGGTGGATAATAACCATCACATGGAAAGTTCAAATAATAAGTTTGTATCGGCTCTCTATCTACAATTACTGACTTACAAACCAAATAAGTGGAATCCATACCACCACACCAAAAAATATTATGAATATCTTCGTTCTCCAAATACATCTTTATCTAAAACCGTTTCTCGTTTGTCATCATAAGCAGGACACATATTACATACATCCTCTTCTTCTTTTTTCATCCAATTTACCATTTCTTCAAAAGTTATATCTCCACTTAAAGGTTTATATTTAAGATATGGTGTCCATTTTGGATGAGTTTGTAATCCAAATTTTGTTAAAACATCTTTTAAATATGCAATATGTTGACATTTCCATAATTTATTTTCATACAACTGAATATTTGCTATCCCACCCTTTGCCCAACTACAACAACAAATTTCATAGCTCTTTTTTGGTTCGTTATCTTCAAAAGGTCTCATGGTTACACCATCTCCTTTATATTGCTTTCTCCAAATACTTGTATTATCTCCCCTACCACCACCTTTATCCGTATCTTCAGGTGAAAAACCAAAATCGGTTGAATAATCATATGAACGATAATCTAATCCTTCATCTGACCACTTTAATAATATTTCTCTAATTGGATCTATTTTATCACGATACTTTTTTTCTTGTGAATGATCTGTTAATTTTAAAACTATTTTATTATCAATTAAAACATCTTTTAAATTTTTATGTTTATGTAAATAAGTTCCGTTTGTAAAAAGTAGAATATTATTATCTGGCATATACTTTCTTGATAACTCAATAAGCTCAACTAAATTTCTATGTAGAGTTGGCTCTCCACCGAGTAAACGAAATTCCAACGGTAATTGATTAAATTTATCACTCCAAGTTTCAAGATAATGTTTAAATCTTTCAGTAGATAAATAACCATTAAGTTTATAATTGGAATAATGACTACACCCACTACAAAAAAAATTGCACATATGAGTTAAATGTATTTCTACAGTATAATCAAATGGTTTTTTATATATGAATGGTTTATCTTTGTTATCTCTAATATAATCCACTTACAACCTACAATCTATTTTTATATTTAATACTCCCACAATGAAGAACTATGTTGCGTTACCATTTGAGTTAATATATTCTCAGTATATTGTGCAACGTTGGTACTATAATTAGACCAATTGTATGTAGTTCCACTGGCAATATTATATGATAATAAATCCATTTCTTGTTTATGTGCATCTGATCCAGAATATGCCCCTGTATGAGATGCCTTATCTGGTTCTGAAATCGTATACATTTTATTTTCAAACAACACCAACTTATCATCACAAAATAAAGAGTTATAATATGAAGTTGAATCCGAACCACTACCTGCAGATTGTCGATGGACTAACTCTTGATTCGATGTTGTATCCACACTACCTACAGTTCCTTCACCCATCGATGAGCTAACATAAACATCACCAACCACTACATCCGAAGCCTTTGTTATTTCCCAGGTTTCCCCACTCTTAATAGGAATTAAAGCACTGCTATCAAAAACTGTTCCATCAATAGTTACACATTCCTCACTATAATTTGAATAAAATGAAAACTTATTACTTCCAGCAGTAAAATTAAAACTACCTGTATATGAAGTATAAGAGTCAATTCTTGTAATGGGTGTGTTATAATTGGCATCTTCTAAATCTAAACTGTCTATTTTTACAGCCTTAACTTCATCATTGGCTAATGACTCATTTACACTAGATAAATGTATTTCTAACGGTGTTTTAGTACTACCATCGTTTAGTGTAATTTTTGTATTTTCACCACAAACACCTGCATATATTAATTTATTTTTTAACTTTAAATCTTTATTAGAATAATCAGTAAGTGTGTTTCTTCTAAATGAAATGCGACCATCACCAACATTTCTATGACTACTAATTGGAATTACGGTACCATCATCCGTTAACACTACTTTATAATTAATATCTCCTACAAAGTATCCCCATTTATTGTTATCAGGAGTACAATATTGTTCAACTGCTGACACCGACTCATTTGACGCAGATATACTATTATCATTATCACTCGTCTCATAAAATGAAATACCAGTTGCATTATCTGCAGTAGGTACTTTCCAAACAAAATCTGGTATTCCTGCTTCATTATTAGATGTAATTACGGTAGATCCTCTATCTGGCATCAAACTTCCACTACCAATTCCGCTTACAAAATTTATAAGATTTTCTTTATTAACTGCATAATAATCTAAATTACTATTTACATTTGCACAAACTCTTAAATCTAATGTAGTACCACTATCTATTTCATCTAACCCAGACACGTATGCATTTGAATCTAGGTATATTGAAGCAGAAATATCGTGAGTAGCAAGACTTGATGAAAGTTTAGAAAAAACTTCATCTGATACTGATTTATTTGTATTAGTCTTCCAATCTATCGCATAATATGCGTTAGCACTATGATGTAATTTAACTTCAGTTAAACTTTGATCTGAACAATACTGTGCTAATGCATCAAAATCAAAATTATACTCTGGTCTGCTATATCCCCCCATAGATACATCTGTATTTATTTCTAGTAATTTTAATGAACCATCAGATGCAATCCAATCAAAACTAACTACTGTACTTTTCATATTTAATTCTCCAGGTAATGGTCGCTATATATTAATAAATATCATCACTTTTTATATTTTATAAAAGATTCATTATAGAAATAACCTTCTAACATAGGTAAATATATTATCCCAAGTTCTTTCATTTGACTTTTATAATAATTTAACAATTTTAATTTTTGTTTAACCTCATCCAAACTTAAACCTTTTCCGTGATTATCAAAACAATATAAGTTATCCAAATCTGGAATTTCTTTCTCTACACACTCAAAAACTTGTCTATGATGTGGATGTTCATAATTATTATCACCAACTTCATTATGAGTTAAAACCATATTCCACTCTTTCTCTCTCAACAAAGTATGTAACTTTTTTCGAATACCATCCTGGTCTAAATCTACTTTCCATTCATCATGAAAATTCCATATTTCATAATCTACCTTTACTCTTTTCATTACACTTTCAAACTCAGACCTTCTAACTGTATTATCTCCATTAGTGACACAAATAACTTTATGAATAAATCCATAAGTCAATAATGAATTTCCTGCAAAAATTGTCTCATCATCTGGATGTGCAACAATTAATAAATTATTTAACATTTAACTCCTTAAACTTTTCATAAATATAATTTTGTTGTCCTACAGTAGGATGTGTTAAATCTCTTGGTATCAAAGAGTCATCACTATCTTTATCATACTTCTTAAATATTTTACCTGTTAGATGGTAATAATTACATCCAATATCTTGAGATAATCCTTTAATAGCATTACTATAAGTTTGTTGTATAAGCTTACAATACTCGTCACTAGACAAAACTTCTTGAAAGAATTTATTAAATGATTTATCTCTTTCTTCCCAATTGTTTAATTGTAATATATTACCATTATGAAAAAATTCAAATCGAGGATGTGGGTATGTAAAATGAAAAATATTTTTAATTTTTAATGTATCTTTCCATCCTAATAATAACCTATAATCAGTTTGTATTCCACAACCCCCCTGTGATAGATTCCAAAATTTTCCACCAACTTCTTTATTTACTTTATATGCCCAAGTATTTTTTAAATGGTGTCCTGTTCCCATAGTTACACTACACCCAAGAAAAACATTACCTTTATCTGTAGTGTTAAAATCATCAGGAGTTCTAAATCCATTATTATTAAATCTATATTCTATAGGATTTTCAATATAATATTTTATTGACTTATCTTCTAATGTATATTTAATAATATTTTCTTCAAATAATTTTGAAGAATCTCCTGGAGTCCAATCTAATACTTTATCTTTAGGATAAAAAGAGTATTTGTAATTTACAGTACTCAAATCAATTTCCTTAAATAATTAGCCAACTCTATATGTCCTCTTTCATCTGGATGTATTTTTTCCTTCACCAAATCTAAAATTTTATTTGTTTGTAAAAACGAAGTAGGTAATTTCATATCTAAATTAAACCTTTTAATTGGATAAAATTGATAAATTCTATGATTAAATTGATTACATATTGTATCTACTGACCAAATATATCTTACTAATTTATCTTTTACATCATCACTACTATAATATTTTTTATAATATTTTTTTGCAAAATTAATTGCTTCATCATCTTGATTTATATCTACAAAAGATGGTACTATCCCAACATAAGAATTCGAATCATTTGACCAAAATTCCGTCCTATGTGGAAATGTCCATTGAATTATATATATACTACTTTCTTTATTACTTATAACATGATCAAAAAAAGTTCTAAAAATTCTATCATTACTACCACCTCTCCATCCATAATTTTCAACTTCACAATTCAATAATGAACCAATAACAAATGGGTAACTTTTTTTAGATGGAGTATTATATTTTAATTTTAATGGCATAAAATTTCTTGGATCGGTCTCGTCATTATACCATTCTGGTAAATCATCTAAATTTTCTCCAAAAGTAAAAGAACATCCAAATACAATTAATTTTTCCATTTATTTTACTTCAAATTTTTCTAACCAATTTGAACCTACATGCCCCATCTTTTTAACTACACTTATAGATTTCCAATTCCAACCATCTTGATAATTTACATCAGTAGTGTAACCGTTATTATAACTCCAATTATATGACGCTGATATAAAATCTTTAATAAATGTAGGATATTTTCTTGAACTACGATATGATGGATGACACCACCAAGATCCAGAATATGTATAATTTTTTGGTAAAGTTATCTTAAAATTCCAATCATCATGGTCTCTGAGATAAAATGTATTTATATAATACCAATCCCATTGTACTGCCATTCCATCGTGAAACGCTATTTGCAAAATATGTCCTTCTTTTATTCTTCTCTCAGCTTCTTTCCATGTCCAATTATAATTCCAATCAACTCCTTTTTCAAATTCCTCAAGTCCCCTTAATATTTCAACTTTACGTCTATCTAAAGAATTTAAGTCAGTAATAACCTCAAACTTTATATCTTTGAAATCTACATCAATCTCTTTAAAATTTTTCAGTTTATTTTCTGCAAACCAAAAACTTTTACTATATAATCTATACCATCCTTTTTCATTATTTACAATTGACCTATATCTATTCTTTCTACTTTCTTTTACTTTAGGAATATCAAAATTTACATCTTCTCCCTTTTGACTTATTAATGCATAAATAAATCTTTCTAATCCCCAACCCCAACAACCTGAGGATACATCTTTTGTTTGTGAATTTTTTATATTAAACCTATCATGAAAAGCATTGCCAACAAAATTAAATGATCCTACTGGTAAGTATTTATCTTCATTTGGAAAATATAACTTATATTCTATTTTAGACCCATGAACTCTTTGAGCTCGTTTTTTAACTTCAGATTTCGCACCAAAAAAAGGATCATTTGCTACTTCAAATTTATAATCTAATTCTAAGTAGTCAAATATCTGTTTTACATAATTCACCGATTTTACAAAACAATCCTCTACATAATTATAACTTCCTATATGTACAATCTCTTGCCCAGTAAATTGTACTAATCTCGTCAAATCATTCAATTCACCTTCTTCAAACCTATTACATTTACCAGTCATCACATAAGTTTTATTTCCATCAACTACATCATTTGCATATAATGCGTATAAATTATAACATACAGTTGGTGAATTCATTCCTATATCAGAACCATCTAAATGTCTATGAATCATTTGAGCCTGATTAGAAAAAGAATCTAAATAATTACTTCTTTCTGCATTATCAGGAGATAATATAGAAGGTGTCCATAATTCTTCCCCATCAAAAATTTCCTCTACAAACTTTTTAGTTTTAATTTGAATTTCATTATATAACGCTAAATACTTTCCCCCCAAAACAAAAAGTCCATTGCCTACCTGTTTAATCATGTAGTCTCTAATCCACTACCTTCTAACAATGATTTTGGTACTTGTCCACAATTTCCACAACTATAAACCTGAATTGGCACTAATCCTTCTTGACCATTTGGTGATAAAATTGCAGAAACTTTTTTAATAACAAATGAAGTGATAAAAAGATAATTTCCACAATCATCACATTTTATAGTATCAGCTTTTGATAAATCTACTGACTGTTTTGCTTTAGGAAGTGGTTTCATTGGTTTAGTACTCATTTTTCTAACTCCTTTAATGTAACTGTTGCAACACCATGTTTCTGTACCACTAATGTAGTACACTTTTGAGCAAATTCAATTGCCTTATATATATTATTTGAATCTAAATACCCTCTAACTAATCCTGCCAAAAATGTATCCCCCGCTCCACTCACATCCTTAACAGGAACTTTTTTAACTTGATATTCTAATCCTTTATATCTACAACCCTTACTACCTAAAGTAACAATAAGTTTATCTTTAAATTCATCATCAGATAATAATATATGATTTTTTATATATTCTAACTCATTTATTTTAATAAAATCTGCATCTTTAATCCACTTACCAAGTTTCTTTTTGGTATCAATAAACACATTATTATTATTTTCACAAATATGTTGAATATCTTCTTCTTCTAAAAACCCTTTATTATAATCTGAAATAATAATAGCATCATAATAATTTTCAGTATTTGAACCAAATCCAAATGGAGGTCTTTCAAATTTATTCTTTGTAATACCTTTTAATAAAGTTTCTTCAATTCTTTCACAATAATCATGTTCATCAACTCTTAATACCATTTGACCTGAACGATTTTCTACATATCTTTTTTTAATAATACTATTTTTATTTGTTACGGTATGAATGTGCATATCTAATGATTCAACATTATCTGCAACATTTCTTGCCATACCACCATTTGATTCTTCGTGTGTTGGTTTAAAAACTGGTACTGGTGCTTCAGGACTTATTCTCTCTATATCACCATATATAAAAACATCCTTACAACTATCTCCTATAACTAATATATTCATAATAACTCCTAGATTATTTCATCTATTAATCCTAATGATTTACAAGTTTCTGCGTCCCATAACAAATCATGCTTTAATATCTCATCTATTTTTCTCATTGGAACTTTTGTATATTCCTTATATACCCTTTTAATAGTTTCCATCATTAAATCAAGATTCTGTTTTTCATCCTCAAACTCTGAATACTTTCCCCAAAAATTTGTGGATAATTGGTGAATCAGCATATAAGAATTTCTACTCATGTATCTTTTCGTACCAGCTATTGAAAGAAATGTTGCTGCACTTGCAGCAAATCCATCTACATAAGTATGAACTGGAACTTTACATCTCAGTATCGTATCCATAGATGAAATTCCTGCAGTGATTGAACCACCTCCAGAATTTATATATAAATGCATGCCTGGTGGTTCAATATCTAAGTTATTAGCTAAACTAAAACTTTTAGATTGTAACTCTCCTACTTTCTTATTAAGTTCTACTGCACTATCCCTATTCACTCCAGCATAAAAATAAATTTTATTTTCATTTACAGCAATATGTTTATAATCCCCTTCACCACCACGTTTTTTACTTGGTTTTACTCGATCTTTATTTGGAATTTCTCCCCAATACTTTTCTTCTTTCATCGTATCTCCTGTAATATTTCAATTAACATTGCCATCGCATTTATTTCTTTATCAACTACTTGACTATCTGATTGTTCATATTTAGCTATTAATAATATAACTTCCGCAATATGTCCACTACCATAACTATCTACTTCATCATATAGTAATCTAAAAAAGTCTGCAAAATCTGAAACTTTTGCGTCTGCCAGTATTTGTCTTATTTCAGTAAATGTTTCTTTTTTAGATTTACTAGATTTTAAAACTTCTAATATTTGTAACTTATAATCATTTAAAATAATCTCTCTCGCATCCATCCGTAAAATACCATCTACAACCTGTCTTTGTGATGTATTTATAACCTTTCTTATATCTGGATATGCTCCATTAATAATTGTAGCTATATCATCCACTTCAAATTTTACATTCTCATTAGTTAATATTTCAGATAAATGTACTGCCACTTCTTTTTTGGATGGTGGTACTATCTGAAATGATTGACACCTAGATTGTATTGGGTCAATAATTCTTTCTACATAATTACAAGTTAGAATAAACCTACAATGTCTACTAAATGTTTCCATTAGGTTTCTTAATGCAGCTTGAGCGTTAGGTGTGATGTAATCACACTCATCTAAAATAATAACTTTTAACGATTGAAATCCTAATGTAGATGCAAAACCTTTAACTTTATCTCTAACTGTATCTACACTATTCTCATCAGATGCATTTATATACAAATATTCACATTCTATAGACTTTGTAATAATCTTTGAAAGCGTGGTTTTACCAGTACCTGCTCTACCATAAAATAATAAGTGTGGAGGATCATTAGTTTCTATAAAAATACTAACTTTAGATTTTAAATGTTCATTCCCAATATAAGTATCCAATGAAGTAGGTCTATATTTTTCATTCCAAATGCCGTGATGTTCTATTCCCAAAAATCAAATCCCTTTTCTGCTGTTTCTATTTTTATTTTTTCTTTTAAAATTCTAGACCTTGCTATCTTACAATAATTTTCTGAAATTTCAAATCCAATGTAATTTCTATCTAGATTTACTGATGCAACTGCTGTAGTGCCGCTACCCATAAATGGATCTAATACTATATCATCTACATATGTCATGAATTTAATAGCCTTAACTGGTATATCAAGACTAAAATTTGCTTCTGTCATACCTCGAGTTTCTGCAAAATAACCCCACATCCCAGACACAACTTCCATAAATCCCTTTTTATCTTCGTCTGAATCTGTCCAATAAGATTTGCCTTTTTCTAACTTTTTCCATTGGTCTTTATAACCTACCAATACACATTCTTTTGGATTGTGCATATAAGGAGCAGACGCTGATAACCAACTGCCCCATGCAGAATATTTTACCTTCTGTGGCGCCTTTTCATCCAAATCAGCAATTCCAGCAAACCCATATCCTATATCTTTCATCATTTGATGATATTCTGAAGATATATTTATTCTATTATGTCCACCAAGTTTTTTCATATTAACTTCATATGGTATATTTACTGCAATCCTACCATCTGGTTTTAACACTCTATAAATTTCTGTTAACCAATCTTTTGAAAATTGCATATAATCATCTAGTCTTAGAGTATCATTATGTACATCATACTCTATTCCTACATTATATGGTGGTGAAGTTACACAAAGATCTATAGACTCATCTAATACATGAGTTTTAAGGCCTTCTATACAATCTAAATTGTATATATAATTAGTCCGCACTTTGAGTCGCTACTAAATGATAAACTGCGTGATAATTATCTACCTTAAATGTAATTTTAGCCAATCCTTGTGTAGAAATTTCTAATTTTCCACTACTACATTCTTTATTAGCTTGTAAAATTTTACCAAAAAGATCTGCATTAAACGACATTAAATCCACATCAGTAAACTGATCTACACTAACTGGTATTGTAATTCTATCAGTATTTATACTTGAATAACCTAATATACAATTACACGTATCTCTATCTTTATCTGTTACTATTGTAAATGTTTCTTTATCTGTTAAAGCATTTTTACTTGCTATAAACCTTGCCATAAAATTACTATCAATTTTAAGGGAAAGTTGAAACTCAGGTACATTTTTCATTGCAGGTACAACCGGAATAATAGTTTTATCACTCAACATAAAGTTTATACTAGCATTTATATCTTCCACCTTAATGGATATAGCTGTATCGTCTGACCTCAAAACAGTTAATTTAACATCATCACCCAACACATTCAACATACGTGAAAGTTGCGAAGTATTATAAACTCCCAATTCAACATCGTCATATTGAAAATCATTTAATGCTAATTTACCTAAAAGTGATTTTTCAGGTGTAATAAATTCTGTCGATAAGACATTATTTTTGATTTTAAGTACTACTGATTGAACATTATCTCCCAGCGTATACTTATTAATGAATCTTTCTAAAAGTCCTTTATTCATTATTTTACATCTCCTATTTGTTATTTATTAATTTAAAATGGTATATATACATATATATCATTTACCATTCTCAAAATTTAAAAAAACTTCTCTAAAGTATATCTTTTATCAATTGGATTATCCCAACTCATAGCTTGATAAAACATATCAATTTTTTTACTTAATGCTTGCTTATACATTTTGTTTACATCTATATAAATTTTTATATATTCTAAAATCTTTGCAGGATCATCATACCCTTTATATGCTAAAACTGGCAAATTTAATGGATTTTGTTTTAAATACACCCATTTAATCTTTTCTCCATTAGATATTTTAGGATATCTTTTTATCTTATAGTAATCTATCATATCATTATATGCCATAGAAGCCTTAACATGAACTGGTGTGGCTTTTTCATAATAAGTAGAAATAATTTTTCCTCCTGGAACATTTACTGGTAATCCAGTCTCTCTATCCAAACTACACTTAAATTTATCTATTCGTTTTACGCCAGTTGGTGAAGAAATTTCATCATAATCCATAGCCTTCATAGCTTTTTTAAACTTAAAAATTCTCTCATCAATTTTTTCTTTAGGCACTGCTACTAAAATATCATCTAAAATTTTTGATAATAAATTCTTCATAGCTACAGCAAAACTACTACGAACAGTATCCAACCCTTTAACCTGTATTTTGTTTACTTTACGCCCAGAATCATTTATAATTTTCATCCCATATCGTTTTTTTGTAACAAACAATGCAGTTTTAGCAATAACTTCTTGTTTAATTTCATAATAATGTTTATCTAAATTACAAAACTTTTTAGCAAATAAATCATAACTCTGGTTTAAAAATCCTTGTATCTCATCCGCAATATTAATAATATGTTGAGTCATCGTTGCTTCAGCACTGGTATCAATTCCTTTATGTCTTGATTTAACCAACGGTGTGGCTGATGCGAAAATACTATCAGTATCTATGTATATAACATAATTTTCATCCGTTGTACCTAACTCTTTATTATAATATAGATTAACAAGTTTTTTACTAAATTTAATAAGTTCTTGTCCTGTTAAGGTTGTAGCTTCTGCATTATCAACATCATAAAACCTAAAAACAGGTAATCCCAATACTCCATATAATGAGTTTAACAAAATCTTCTGTAGATATTGTCGTCTATCATAATACTGAAATTGTTGTTCATTTCCTTCATCATGAAATTGTTTTGCTAATTTTCTATATTCTACCCTAGTGTTAAACCATTGAGATAAAATAGCAGGAATCAATCCTTCTTTATCCATTCTATATAACACCCCATTAGAGCCTATAGAAACATTAGTTTCATTCAAATAATTTTTTAATTCTGTTTCACTATATTTACAAATTTCCTCTTTACCACTCATTAATGTATAAGTTTTTACATTATCTTTCTTTATAAATTCTTCAGCATCCCACCCCAAAACTTTACCAACTTTAGTTTCAGGTGATATATTCAAACTACGAATAACACTTGGATACATAGAAGTTACATCCAAATCATATACCCATTCATGTCTACCTCTAATTGGATCCTGTACATACGCTCCTGCAAACTTATCATCTTGACCCATCAGTTGTCTACCATACGGATTCTTGTTAGGTACTACAATATTTCTCTTTTTACAATAAGTTAAAATAGCCCCCTCTAAATAACGAGAACTTGCATAAATATCTTCATAAGGAACATGACCAATATGACAAATACCACGTGATATTTCAATATAATCTAACTTCTTATCTAACTCTACAACTATATGTACGTCATTTAAATTATACTTTACGAACGTTTTTCTATCATTTTCATATAAATCGTTAAGTGTACCTTCATATGATACTTTTTTAATACCAACTTCATTTTTACCCACATCATCTAATCTATAACTACTAACTTCATTGGGTGTAAATTTCTTATATATACCAAAATAATCTAAAGAAGCTACTCCTGCTACCTCAAATTTTTGTCTGTATTCTGAATATTTAACAACTCCGATTGGTGATAACAAATTAGATATTTCAGAACCTAATAATTGTGTTGCTCTATTATACAAATATGGTATATCAAAATTATCTATATTCCACCCAGTAAGTATTGTTGGTCTTATCTCATAATACTTACCAAAAAATGCATTTAACAACTCTACTTCTGATTTATAACCAAATATAGTATTATTACCATTTTTTAATACTCGGTCTTCAGATTCTATCTCAAGTTTATTCTCTGGATCTAAAACATAACAATAATATTCGTCTGTAAGACTATCCCATAATGCAATAGAAGTTATTTTATTTTCTGCCGTTGCTGGTGATGGAAATCCTTCTGTAACCTCAACCTCAATATCAAACACCATAACTTTATGACCAGTAGAAGGTTCATCACTTTGAGTATAATTATCAACTAATGCCCTAGTAACTGCGGGCACATCACTTTCATATAAGTCAGAGTTCTTTTTATCATATCTAAAAACCTTTTTAACTCTATTTCCATCTAATGCGATATATTTTCCATTTTTATCTGGTAAAAAAGCATATCTCTTATTAGAAAATTTCTTATAACCTAATTTATCATCCCAGAGATGAATTGTTCTTCCATCAAAATATACGTTCTGGTACAACTATGTATTTCTCCAATTTATTATGTCTAAATATACGAATAAAACCCTATACAAGTCAAGCACTATTTACAAATAGTCTCAATTAATTTATGTGAAACTTCATATGGATCACAATTAGCTGATGGTCTTCTATCTTCTAAATAACCACAACCATCCTTTTCTACTTGCCACGGAATACGAATTGATGCTCCTCTATCTGAAACTTCCCAACTAAATGTATCTATAGCTTGAGTTTCATGTAATCCAGTCAATCTTCTTTCGTTTCCTTCTCCATATACTTCCATATGTTCTTTATGAACCTTACTTAATTTTTCGCATGCTTCTTTAATATGATGAAACCCATCAGATCCAATATGTTCTGCTCGCATATCCGCTGTAGAAAAATTAGTGTGGCATCCAGCTCCATTCCAATCACCTTCAACTGGTTTTGGATCTAATGAAACTGTTACTCCATATTTATCACAAATCTTTTCCATTAACCAACGGGATACCCACAAATCATCACTCATCTTTAACGAAAGTCCAGCTCCAATCTGATATTCCCATTGACCTAACATAACTTCTGAATTAATTCCACAAATACTTATATCTGCTTCAATACACGCATCCATATGTTCCCTAGATATTTTTTCACCTGCATTTCTACCACAATAATAATCACCTTGTTCTGCTGGTTGTCCTATTTCAGGCCAACCATATGGTTTATTGTTTTCATATAAAGTGTATTCTTGTTCGAATCCTACCCACTCCTCTGGGTCTTCATTAAAACTAGTTAAAAGTTCAACTAACTTATTTCTTGTATTAGTTTCATGAGGTGTATAATCTACATAACATACTTCACAAAGTACTAAAGAACTAGCTGGTTCTAACGGGTTACGATATATCCTAACAGGTTGTAACACACAATCAGAATTATGTCCTTCTGCTTGATTGGTAGATGAACCATCAAATCCCCATACTGGGGCTTCCTCATTCTCTCTACCGAAATTTGATACTATCTTAGTTTTACTTCTTAATTGTTTGGTAGGTTCTGAACCATCTAACCATATATATTCTAACTTATGTTTCATAAACTGATTCACCTGGTATATCACAAACATCGTTATTACAAAATTTATCTATTTCTGCTTCTTCACCTTCAACACCTACAAAACTCAAATATCCAAGTTTTTTAACTTGTTTATTATACTCTTTTTCATTAATGGCTTCGTATGGCATTTGTTTGTAAGCACCTCCGTTTGATCTAGGTAATAATGAAATACCTTTTAAATAATACTGAAAATAATTTAAAACGTGTGGTAGTTCATTTGATTCTTTTTCTGGGTCAAATGTAGCTGTACAACTAACTTGATTATCAGCCCAGTGGCGTTGCATAAATGCAGCTAAACTAAATTGTTCCCAAATTGACAATTCATTAGCTGTCCTAATCCCCTCACCGACATCAACAGGAACTTCTACAACCATCGTAGTATCCTCGGAACCAAATGCTGGTTCTAATGTATATCCAGCTTTTTCTAAAGGTTCTATTAAATCAGATTGATTTGATAATCTCATTCTTCTTATATAGAAACGACTTTCAGGATAATGTAAACCTGGAGTAGCACCAGCCAAAAGGGAAACTGTGCCACTTGGTTTGACTGAAGTAGTTTTGATTGATTTTGGTATTGCAAACCAATCAGAATAAATACAATCCCAATCTTGTATTGTATTATATCCAGCTTCCAACCATTTCCTTAACTCTTCCATTCCGTGTTTTGTGATAAATTGTGCAACGCCACTAACTGAACAACCGATTCTTCGGTTACGTAACATAACCCTATTCGTATCCGACCAGTGGGTTTTACCTAATGTAACTGTTTTTGCATACAAGTAAGCATATTTAAGTGTTCTTTTATAATCTTCTAATGAATCATGGTTAGCTGGAAATGTTTCTACTAAACAACATAACTCATATGATTCTAATGTTTGTTCTAAACAAGGATTTCCACCCATTGCTCTATGGTCTTTATCATCTCCACCATTTTTCATACGAGAATAATGTCTCATATTTTCTAACCAAGCAAATCCTGGTTCACCATTATCTACAATTCTTTTACATACTTCAGTATAATCCATCCCAAGTTCTGCATATATTGAATTATTGGAAGTCCAACCATATTGGTCTCTATGTGGATTAACTTTATAATTCTTTAAGTCTAAATATTCTTCATCATGTGGGTCTCCAAACACAATCTCTGCTGTCCGTCTTACATTACCTGCAACAACACATTTTCCTATAAGGTTCATAATATCAACAATTGTAGTAACTGATATAGGTCCTCCTGAATTTTTTTCTAATACACCTTTAATTGCCACATGAATTTCTTTTAATGGTTTATGTCCACTTGATACTCCACCGAAACCCTTAATTGGTTCTCCAGCAGGTCTAACTTTTGAATAATCAAAAACTATAGAAGCTGTTTCATGAAAATAACTTTCTAACAATAACCTAAGTGATTCTACCCAACCTTCTCTTGTATCTGGAATGACAAATATTTCTTCTTTCCTTTTTTTATTTATTCCTTTTATTAAAATTTCTCCTGCACCTTTTGTATCAAAACCAACTCCAACACCTAACATTGATGCATCCATTAAAAAACAAAATGGTTTAGCATAATCTTCTTTGATTGTTGCTGTAGATACAAATGCGCAATTATTTAGGGCGGCATACAAACCCTTTTTTTCAGTAATGGAAGTTCCCATTGCCCAAAGTCCTCGGCCAGGTGGCAAAAATTTCATAGTAAAAATTCTATCATACATATCTTGAGCCGACTTTTGAGCTTGCCACGCGTTCCACCCTAATTGATGTTGATTTATCCAACTCATTTGCATAGAATAAGTTCCCTCTACAACCCTACGTATAGTTTCCCACCAACGTTCATTTTTTCCATCTTCTTTGATACGTGAATAGGTTCTCATATAGACTAGTTCACCTAAACCATTAAAACCAAACGGGGGTCTTTTTCGTTTGTACTTATTTATAAACTTTTCCGATAACTTAAATTTTTCCACTACAACTCCTCATAGCCTTTATATTTCTTTAACCAATAAGCCTTCTTCTTTTTTTCTAGAATAGACTCCCTATGTTTCCAATAATATCTTTTTTGTCTTGCTCGTCTAGCAGCTAACCGCTGTTTTTTGGTTTGGTATATTCTTTTTCTTCCCAAAATATTTCCCCGTGTAAAAGTAGGGAAAAATTTCTTCCCCAATATTTAAAAATTTTTTACCTATCGCCAATAATAAGTACTATATATATTAAAATATATTAGTGAATTTTAGAATATTATTCAAAACCATCTAAGTTTTTATCAGAAGTTTTTTCTTCACTACTTTTTTCTTCAGTAGGAACTAACACTTTATATGCATTTCTTGCGCTTTGTTTCAAAAAATCTTCAGAACTCTTCATTTTCTTAGAAGCTTCAACACCCATCTTAGAAGAAGGTCTATGAACATTTATCAATCCAGTATGTGTATTCATAGTGCACGGATACGTTATTCCATCTATACCAAATCTATTCTTAATCACGTGAGCTCTGGCGGTATTTGCCGCCTTATCTTCAATTTTTCTACTAAGACTTACAACAAAATCTGCAGTCATAACCTTACTATAAGCTTCTGCAATTTTATCTGCTCCAATAACATCTTCTTCTAAACTAGAACGATTTGCCTGAGAAGCAGTCCATATTGGTATTTCCATTTCTCCAGCCAATCCTCGTAGGTCTTCATAAATGTTTCCTAATTGGTGTCTTAACTCTTTACCACCACTAATATCTCTCATAATATCTGCGTAATCAACAATAACTAAATCTGGTTTTAACCCACTTAATTCTACTTGTTTTATATGTGAATTCAATGTTTGTACTGATGCAGACCTAGTTGGAAAATATTTAATTAACAAATTTCCTTTTGCTTTTTCTATAGATTTCCTAACCGCTTCCTTTTGATATTTTATTTCACCAGTTGGTATTCCTGAAAAAATAGTATCATATCTTAAACCTATATAAGATTGATTTAATTCTAATGTATAATGTAAAACATTTTTTCCAATACATAACCCATGATGTGCTATCCTCTGTAACATCCAAGTCTTACCAATACCTGCTGGTGCAACTAAAACTCCAAGCTCACCGTTACCTAGACCACCAGACATAATTTCATCTATAATTTCCCATCCAGTTGGTATAACTATTCTAGTAGACTGATTTAATCTTTCTTCTAATCCCTCTACATAATCATGACCTAAATCTTTTGTAGTACCAGCTTTCATAGCTACATCAATAACTGTTTTTATTCCATCATAATCCTGTCTCTCTAGCATATCTACGGATTCCATAATTGCACTTTTTAAGTTCTGATTCTTGCAAAATTCTATAACTTTTTCTTCTACAAAATCTAAATCTGTTGCTTCTCTATGTTGAAACACTTCTCTTAAATTATCTACAACTAATTTTTTTAACACATCAGAAGAAATTTCATCTATTTGTATTTTTAATGCTTCTAATGTAGGTTCTACTTTATATTTTTCATAATACTTCTTAATAGATCTAACTAACCACTTATCTGCATCAGAATCAAAATATTCTGATAAAATAATATCACTAATAGTTTGTAAAAAACGTCTATTGAATAATAATAATACTATTATTTTCTTTTGGAATGAGTGTCCGAATTGTGTTAATGTATCTGACATATTAAAAGAAATCGTGTTTAACTAAATTAGCTGGATTCTTTGCCTTCTCTACTCTCGCTTCGGCAATCTTAAAATATTCTTCTTCTCTCTCTATACCTATGTACTTTCTTTCTGAGATTACGCAAGAAATTGGAGTTGTACCACTTCCCATAAATGGATCTAAAACTATATCACCTTTACGACTTCCAAGTGTAACTAAATAACTCATTAATGTCATAGGTTTTACTGTTGGATGGAAATTAGCTACAGGGGGACTTCTCCATCCACAAGGACATAAAGTTATTTTATGAGTTGGACAGATTTCATTCATTACATGATCATCCCCACTTGAATGAAGTTTTTTCTTTTTCTCAAAATTTTCCAACCCCATATTCTTTTCAGACTTACTTGCCTTGGGTACAATCAAAAATGGAAATGTATTTCTAACTTCTTCTGGCAATCTACTCACTCTATGTTTCCACCACTCATCTAAACTATAATAT